CACATGGGAGCAGATCGCATCGGAGCGCGTGCTGATGGGTGCCAGCAGCAGCCACAAAGCGGGCACCACCGTGAAGGCCGGACTGCCGAACATCACGGGTACAGCCAATGGCGGTGTATTGTCCGTGTCAACCCCCCAAAGTAATGGAGCTTTTGGAGCCACGCATTACGATAGCAGTTTGTCGTATTTAAGTGGCGACGTGCGTCGCTTATCTACATATAACCGCACTTTTGACGCTTCCCGCTCGAACCCGATCTACGGTGCAAGCGATACCGTGCAGCCCGCCGCCTACTATGTTTACATCTGGCACCGCGTGGCATGAGAAAGGAGGTTTTGAACCATGAAGATCATTGACGAGAACGGTGCAGCCATTGAGACCCCTGACCTGACGCTTGGGCATCTGGTGGGCGGCACCGAGCCGGTGGAGCACCCCGCCGTGGAAGGCGTGGAGGAAGTGAGCCACTACGAGACCGTAACGGAGTATCCCGGCGGCGGCAGGGATGTGCGGAAGGTCATCGATGTGCCGGGCGTGACTGCGCAGGCCGCATGGACCGAACAGGTGCCGGTGCAGAGATACATCCGTTACACCGCCGAAGAGCTGGCCGCGCAGGAAGAAGCGCGCAAAAAGGCCGAAGCCCGGGAGAAGCTGCCGGAGCGCGTGGACGCGCTGCAAAAAGAAAACGAGATGCTCAAGCAATGCTTGCTTGAAATGAGCGAGATTGTTTATGCATAAAATCACACAAAAATTAGAAAGGTTGGTACGTATGATGGCAATGTTATGGGCACAGGAAATCATGTCTGCTGAGACTATGGAGGACGCAAAGGCTCTGTATGAGCGCTGCCCCCGCCTGCTGAAGGAGAAGGTCAAGGCGATTCTTATCAAGAGCGGCTTTGAAGAGATCGTACAGGAGGAGTAAGCAGTGGAAAAACTTTTGGAATTTCTGGCGGGGCTGTTGAAGGTGCTCTTCGGCGGGGACAGCGAAAGTCCTACGCCGGAAACGCCCAGAGAAACTCCCGTTGAGGAAGCCGTCACCGGCTGGGAGGGCGACCCGCCATACCGGTACATCGACGTGAGCCGCTATCAGGGTGCGATTGACTGGGCGCAGGTGGCAGCGGCAGGCTACAAGGGAGCGATGCTCAAGACGGTGAGCACCAACCGAAAGCTCTCCAAGCGGGCAGATGGCCTGTATATCGACCCAACCTTTGAGGACAACTACCGCAACGCCAAAGCGGCAGGGCTGGACGTGGGTGTCTACTACTATACCTACGCCACCAGCGTAGCAATGGCCGATGCAGAACTCTCCCTGCTGCGGCAGGCGGTGTACGGCAAGGAACTGACTTTGCCGGTGGCGGTGGACGTGGAGGACAACCGGCTTGGCAATCTGGACAAGCAGAGCCTGACTGACCTGACCGCCTACGCCCTGCACGAGGTGGAGCAGCTGGGCTTTTACGCCCAGCTTTACACCTACACCAGCTTTGCAAAGGCGCATCTCTTTGTGGGCGGCGCAGCTTTGCGCCCTTATGACGTATGGCTTGCCGACTACACCGGCAAAACGCCCAACGTGACGTTTAACTACAATGCCCATCAGCACACCAGCAATGGTGCTGTGCCGGGCATCATCGGTAACGTAGACCTCAACGTTACCGCCATCAACTACCCCCGTATCATCCGCAAGAAGGGCCTGACCCGTCTCCGGGAGGGCAAATGACCGAAAAAGAAGCTTTACTGTGGGTGCTTGGCATCCTGGGCAGCCTGTGCGCCGCCGCTATCACCATCGACAAGGTGCTGGACATCATCCACAAGTACATCAAAAAGGCACAGGCCCCCGACGATGCGCAGAACAAGCGCATTGATGCCATTGAAAAGCGACTGGATGCGGTAGAAACCGTTTCCACGCAGCACACCGCGGCCCTTAGACGCGACTTGACGAGATTTGACGGCCTCGACGAAGAAATGCGTCTCGTACTCGTTGGCGTACAAAATCTTTTGGATTCGCAGCTGTCCGGCAACAATCGCGAAGGTATGCAAAAAAGCAAATCCGACATTAACAACTACCTACTGAAAGGAGTAACGAATCATGGAAGCAATGTTTAACTTTATCCCCGCACCCATCGCACTGGTACTGATGTTTATTGGCTTTGCCGCGCTGGCCGTTGGTGCTATCCGGCTTGGCTACAAGCAGTACGTCAAGCAGTGGGCGCTTGAACTCGTGACCATCGCCGAGGACAGCATCATGGGCAGCGGTCAGGGCGCAAAGAAAAAGGCACAGGTCTTTGCAGCGCTGCGGGGCGCACTGCCGGACTGGCTGAAGCCCTTTATCACCGATGAAGTGCTGGACAGCGTGATCGAAAAGGCTGTCAGCATGATGAAGAAGGCACTGTCGGAGAAAAAGCCCACGATCGGAAAGTAAGGAGGATATCATGGCAAGCGCTACATACGAGCATTTTGTTGGTGCCAACAAAATGTACGCCATACACACACGTTTTCGTGACCTCACGAAAACATACCATACCGGCAATGTCAACAAACTGGTGACGTTTTGTCACCAGTTTACCAGCATTGGCAGTATGGTGCGCAACGCCGGACAGTTGCCGCAGCCCTTCTGGCTCGGTGCTGCCCGTGGCGGCGGCTCGTGTGGTGCTGCCCGCTGCGCTGCAAGGACTTGACAGACAGAGGATGATCGCCGCCATTAAAAGCGCACCGCTTGGGAGGGTAGACCGTAAGATAGCCTTACTGCGGTACGTTGAGCGGCTCCCGCTGCCGGACATTGCAGCACAGACACATTACAGCCGGACGGCGATAGGCTACCGGCTGAAAGGCATTGAAAAAATGCTGGATGTGTGATATAATATTTATACTGTCCGAAGTAGAGTACACACACTTCGGAGAAATGTGTACAGAGAGCCAGCGGAAGAACGTTTACCCGCTGGCTTTTCTTTTTGCACGAATTGTGGTATAATTATCTCAACAAATCCACCCGGCCTCTCGAAGAAGCGCATTAGGGTGGATATCTGAACTCGTCAAGCCTCTCAACGATGCGTATCATGGCGGGTCTTTTTATTTTGTTCGTACTGTGGTATAATACTTACAGACAATTCGCCTAATGAATTGCTGGTGTGGTCTGGCCTAAAGATTTTTGTCAGCACAAGCGCACAGCTTACGAAATTTAGTCTCCCGCCCGCCTACTTGCAGTGCGTACCATGCGGGAGACTCCTTTAGACTTGAAAGGCTACGGCCTTTGTAGAGAGTGGCATTGCCTGTGGGCGGTTCCGCTCTTGATTTTAGACTTTGCCGTTTTGGCAGCATAAAACCCCGGTGTTCCGTTTGGAGCATCGGGGGTATTTTTGTTTATATACAATTTTTCAAGCGCTCGTGCTGATTTTTCCGTGTGGGCGCTTTTCTTTTTTGTCCTTCGTTTGACGCTCGTTGTCCTTCGCTTTTTTCTGATGCGGTACACTGGATACACAAGGAGGGATGTTTTATGAGCTATTACCAGATACCCGGAACGCCCTACGTTCCGCAGCAGCCTGTCAATCCTTACGGCGGCATGGGCACGGTAGGGCTTGCCACTTCTTTGCCGAACACGCAGATGCAACAGGCACAACCGCAGCGTCCGCAGCCGATGAATGGGCAGCAGCCTGTTCAGCAGTCGGCACAAGATGGCGGTTGGTTACTTGGCAGACCTGTTTCCAGCAGGGAAGAATTTTTGGCGATACCGTCTGACCTGTACGGCAGACCGACATACTGCCCGGACTTGCGCAGTGGCGTGATCTACTGCAAGCGGCTCAACCCGGACACCTGTGAATCCTATGTGCAGGAGTTTTACAGCCCGGAAGCATGGCGGCAGATGCAAGCACAACAGGCACAGCAGACCGCTGCACCGACACAGCAGTATGTGCCTATTGAGCAGTACAACGCCCTTGTGCATCGGCTGGATGAGCTGGAAAAGTGGCAGAAGAGCTTTTCTAAGCCCGCTACCGCAGCAAAGAAAGGAGAATAAAAATGCCCTCTCCATTTGATATGATTACTCACAGCCCCATCATGCAGCTTGCAAATCTGGCTCGTGCCGGGCAAAACCCGATGGGGCTTATCCAGCAGTTGAGCGGGCAGAATGCCCCCATCATGCAGGGCTTGAACCTGATTCAGGGCAAAAACGAAGCGCAACTCCGAACGATGGCGCAGAACCTCGCCAAAGAGCGTGGCATCGACCTGAACCAGCTGGCAAGCGTCCTGAATTTGACGCTTCCGAAGTGAGGAGACTTTGCAATGGATGATTTTGAAAACAGCCATTCCGAAAAAGATTTTGACATCAACAATCTGTGTGGCGATGACAAAATATGGGTTCCTTTAATGCTTGGCTTCATTTTCGGTGCTGCCAGCAAAAATTGGGATGACTCAAAAGATAAAAAAGACAACCCTCCGAGCTGACTTAACAACCCTAAAATAAGCATCTCTCTAAGCGAAACGCTTCTCAGTTTTGCGGACTTGACAAAAACCGCATTTGTTTGGCTTCGCCCATCGCATACGGCGGTGGGATAGCATACGCAAAACTGAAAGGAGTTTTGTTATGGACGATTTTGCAACTGGCTATCTGGCTGGGCAGGACGGCGGCAATAACAACGGCGGATTCTTCGGCAACGAGGGTCTTTGGGCTGTTATTATCCTCGCTATCATCTTCGGCTGGGGCAACTACGGCAACGGGCGCAACGGCAGCGACAACGGTATGGCGAGCTACATCCCCTATCTGGTCGGCACTGGCGCAACCGGGCAGGGCGGCAACGACACCCGCGCGGCTTTGTCGGAGGGCTTCTACCAGCAGGACACTTCCCGTTCTCTGGCTGGCATCCAGAGCGGCATTTGCTCTCTTGGCTATGACCAGCTCGCACAGATGAACACCCTCAACGCTGCCGTTGCGGGCGGCTTTGCTGGTACTAATCAGGCGATCTGTCAGCTCGGCTATCAGAACGCACAGCTTGTGAACGGTCTGGAGCGCAGCGTGTCCAACGGCGACAACGCCATCAGCCTCGCCATCATGCAGGAGGGCAACGCACGTCAGGCGGGTCAGACCGCCATCCAGACGCAGCTTGCATCTTGCTGCTGCGAGAACAAGCAGCTCATCGGCGACCTGAAGTACACCATTGCACAGCAGGATTGCGCTACCCGTCAGGCTATCGCAGACAACGCTCGTGCCATCGTGGACAACTGCAACGCCAACTTCCGCAGCATGATGGACTACTTCACGCAGGATAAGATTGCCACTCTGACCGCTGAGAACCAGAGCCTGAAGTTCGCCGCTTCTCAGGATCGTCAGAATGCGCTTCTGACCACCGTGATGTCTCAGCAGACTGACACCATCCTGAACCGGGTCAATCCTCGTCCGATTCCCGCTTATCAGGTGGCAAATCCCAACGTAGGCGTGAACTGCTGCGGCTGCTGCTAACCAACACACTCCCCGATAACACCGGGTGAACCATCGGGGCAGGGGTAAGACACCTCTGCCCCTGATTTTTTAGGAGGAAAACATTATGGCTTGCAAAACAAGCTGCAAACTCTGCAAAAACTTAGTGATTTCAACAGCCGTCAATTTTGACAGCGCAAACAACCAGCTTATCATTGCTTTGCCCGCTGGTGCGTATCTTGACGGCTCTAAAGTGTGCATCGTGGTTTCACAGTCTATCCCTGAAAGCACTACTATCAACGCAGCAGTCGTTATCACGGTCGGTGACGGGGCAACTCGTTACCCCCTGACCGACTGCAACTGCGCTCAGGCAACCGCTGAGAGCATCCACACTCGCACTCGTTATGCTACTCGTGTGGCAACGTCTGCGACCGGCACCGGAACGTTCAAATATCTGGGCTGCTTCTGCCGCTCTCACGCCGGTGCGCCTGCGTCTATTTCTTGAGGAGGTGTAGATTATGGGCAAGAACAATTTTCGCCGCATGATGATGCTCCGTGACCACGATAAAGACCGTGAGCCGGAACGTGACCGCCTTGAGGAAGAGCGTGACCGCAGGGAACGTGAGATGGAGCGCCGTCTGCGTAAGCTGGAAGGTGGCAACGATCGCTATCCCTACTATCCGCAGGAGGAGAACCGCTATATCGACCCCTACCCTATCCCCCGCTACCCTGACGTAGAGAATGGCCGCAGAATGCCACAAATCGGCTTCTCACAGAACGGCGACTGGGACAAGCGGTCTGGGCAGTACGAACGTGGCGGTGCAGACAGCCGCTCCATCAAGATGCCACGCCAGCACCTCACTCACGATGAAGCGGAGGAATGGTGCGACAGCATGGTGAACGCTGACGGCACGAAAGGCTGTCACTGGACGCTGGAACAGACACAGGACGTTGCCAAACAGCGCAATATCACCTGTGACCCGAACGACTTCTGGGCTGTTATGAACATGATGTACTCGGATTATTGTCAGGTCGCAAAGCGTCAGTCCGTTGACACTCCGGGCTTCTACGCTGACATGGCAAAGGCGTTCCTTGAGGACGCAGATGCCGCAGATGGCAAGGCGTATCTCTACTGGGATTGCATTGCCGATAAGTAAAACAGAGCCCCTGTGTAGTTTTTAACGGCTACACAGGGGTTCTTCTTTTTTAACTTTAGAACATAGTTTTTATCTGTTAAGCAGTTCTTTGATGTAAAGCGTCTCAAAATTTTTCAGATTAGGATGTTCGTTTTGAGCTATCTTTCCTGCCTGTTCTGTAACACTCAAAATACTTTCAAAGTCATCATCTACATCAACAACATAGCACATACACTCATGGTCGTGTTTATCATTCCAACCTTCAAAAAGAACAACAAACTTTTTCATTTCGTCAATCCTCCAACTCAGTTCTTTTCATCCAATACGAACTTTACAAGTTCTTCAATTTCTTCCAAATTGATGATTATTTCATACCATCCTGCTGAATGCCCTCTATCGTAAGCGTACTCCCAAATTTTTGCCGCTTTCTTTTCTGAAATCTCAAAACCGACTTCTTCTTGAATTGTCTTATAAATCTCTGCGTAGATTTCATCCCTGCGCTTCATCTTTTCTTGATTCAGTCGCTTAACTTCATTGTCGTAATCATCGTTGTTCTTTTGCGCTTGCTCTTTGTTCCACTTTACCGACTTATTTTCGTCAAACACAAAATTTGATGGAACTCGCTTGAAGCCATAAGGCTTGCATCCCATATTTTCCATTGCTTCATATTTCTGCCCAATGTCAATCCATACGTCATTCATCTAAGAAATCCTCCAATTCAATCTTTCCCTCTGCCGCCGCAACCGCCAGAGCGTACACGAACTGTCCAATCGTCATACCGTGCCGCCGTGCTTCACGGTTGATATACTTGCGCTCTTCCTCGCTCATAAGGATGGTAATGCGCTTTGAACGCTTGCCATCGCCACTTGCAACGCCCTGATGCGATTCCGGCATCGGGATTTTTTTCTTTGTCAAGCCAGCTTTGGCTAGTGCGCCGGATAAATCGCCTTGTTCGATAAGACGTTGAACTTCCTTCGCCCGCTTCAGTTTCTTTGGCTTACTTTCGCTTACTATGGCTTTGTTCGGCTGTTCTTCGCTGTCTTTGGCTTGCTTCGGCTTAATATTGCTTAATTGTGCTTCATTAGGCTGTGCACGGCTGTCTGTGGCATCACTGGGCTTAATCTGTACTTGTTCGGCTTCGTTCGGCTTTGCTCGGCTTACTTCTTCTTCCTTTGGCTCACTTCGGCTTAATGGCTGTTCCGAAAAAATAGGCTGGAAATCAAACCCGCCAAGCAGACCTGAGGATTTTTTGCTGGTTGATTTCATTCTACATCAGCCTCCTCATAATCCGAATCTTCAAAGGACGGTGCTTCTGGTAACGGCATCCAATGCGTTACTCCAATATTGTTACACCACTCTGTATTCCAAATAGGTTTTTCGCTGTCTTTTGAATCCAAGTAGCACTGTGCAATATCTGTTCCTGTCAACGGCGAAGCAACAAGGACAGGATTACTTTCGAGGTTCCCGTTCACATTTACCATTTCAGGGTAATGGTCGCTCACTTTAATCCATTCCTTGCTCCATAACCATTTTTCCTTGAAATACTGTACATCCTTCTTATACTGCTCTTTATCAGTGTCGCCACTTCTGTACCAATCACAGCTATGTAAAACACAGAGCAAATCGTACAGAAGCATACTCAAATCTTTGTCTCCAATCGGATTTTCTTTTCGTGCAATAATCGAAAGCTCTTTTACCCGTTCATCTGCAAGGTCATAATCTGGGTAGCAGTGCTGATAAATAGCATTTGCAAGGCTGTCATTTTGATAATCCCAATGTCCACCGCTCATTTTTCTTCTCCTTCTACAATAATCTCTGCCAACGCCTTGAAATCCTCTGCGCTGGTACTCTTTGCTGTGTCCCCGCTAAACAGGCTGTGCCGTTCTGCCTGTGCCTTACGAACGCCCATAGACGGTCTAATCTTCACGTCCAGCAAGGTTGTCCCCATGCTCTGTGCAATCACAGGAAGCTGCTCCACAACCTCTTTGGACAGGTTCTCACGGCTCTTGTACTGATTCAGGAGCAGACCTTCAATCTTCAAAGTCGGGTTGAAGTATCTGCGAACATCGCCGATGGTCTGCGAAAGCTGGCTCAAACCAGCCAGTGCGTATCGGTCTGCTGTGATGGGCACGATGATGCTATTGGCGGCGATCAGTGCGTTCACAAGCGCAAGACCAAGCTGCGGGGGAGTGTCCAGCACAATGTAATCATACTGCCCAGACACGCTTTCAAGGGCTTCTCGCAGCCGGAAGTTCTTGCCCATGTCCCGGACGAGTTGCTCGTCAATGTCCTTCAATGCACTGTCTGACGGAAGAATGTCACCTGCTTCGCAGTGCTGGATTCCTTCCTCTACTGTTCCTTGCCGGGTCATCACGTCAAACAGTGTGCATACGTCCTCTGTCTGTGCGCCGTAGGTGTCCGTTGCGTTGCACTGGGCATCGCAGTCCACCAGCAAAACCTTCTTTCCAAGCAACTGCAATGAACCAGCCAGACAGGTGCTTGTGGTAGTCTTTCCTGTGCCGCCCTTCTGGTTGGCGACAGCTATAATTTTTGCCATTTTATCACTCTTTCTTTATTCGTATATCGGCATTTCCGCCCACGCTACCACTCTTGCACTAAAGCAAGCGTCCGAAGAAATGTTCAACCTCTGAAACAATGTGTTTACAAACTCGCCTTTTTCAATAAACGCTGCAACTGTGTTTGTTGCCGTTATAGATTCATCTTTCAGATAGGTCGTTTTTACAGAACACAAGAACCGACCTTTCGTTCTTTCAATGATTTCTGGTGTTGGCATCCCATCATCTTTAACGGAATACCACACAATTTCCTGCTTCTTCATACCGCTCCTTTCTGCTTAATACGCTGCGTCTGACTGCTCTTGCAAGGCTTCAATGGAATAGAAAGCAGGCATATATCTATCCACAACGCCCGCTTTGTCTACGCTTCTAATCAGATAGCCAACAGGTCTGTCGGGAAACGGCGTTCTGCTCAAGGACAAGATGTCCTTATACGCAGCCTTTACCGTGTCGTAAACCGCTTCTCTGCGTCTTGGTAGCTTGATTTCTGGATGCTCTTTCTTCATCCGCTTCTCAACCACTTTTGCCACGTCAATGCAGTCCTGTTTTTCAAGCTCGTCACACACAGACCAGTCAAAGTCCTCGTATCCGCTTCTGCGGGGCTTTCTGGCGGCTTTTTGAGGTTCGGTAGATACTTCGCTTGCCTGAGCTTCAATCAGCGTTTCAGACGCTTTAATTTTGGGCTTAAACTTGACTGCCACAGCCTTTCGCGCCACAAGGACTGGTTCATAGGTCACAACAATGTCAGACACAGCATTGATTTCATCCACTGCAACGTCAAGCACTCGCTTGCGAAGGTTCTTATAAACATCGTAGCTGGCTTCCATTGCTCCGAGCTGCTCTCTCAACTTCTTCAGACTGATTTCATGCGGTTTGCTGTCCATGTTCAACCAGTCACGAAGAATCGAGTAAAGCAGAATGCTGTATTGTGATTTCATCCGTGACGTGTAACGCAGCCGATACCGAACATAGCCGCTTTCGGCAATATCAAAAAAGATGGGTCGAAGGTCAGGGTTGCAAGTGATTGCCACAACATAAGACCTTGTTTCCGGCACATAGTCCAGTTTTGCCCTTGTGAAAAGGACAAAGCTCTCAAACGTCCCCTTCTCTTTGTCAATGGGAATCGACACCGTATTGCCCAAAAAGTGCTTGATTTGCGGCTCAATCCTTCGTGCATCAAGGCTTTTCAGTCCGAGCAGGTCTCTGTACTCTGCCAACGAGAACTCCACACGGCTGCTGTTTGGGTCTCTTGGATTTATTCTTGACAAGTAAACCTCTAGCAACCGAAGCTCGCCTGCTGTGTAGTCCCTAAACTTTGCCCACACAAGGGATTTGCTTTTTTCAACAAGGTTGTTGTCGGATATTTTTGGCATCCGTTCACCTCCTTTTCTAGCCTAAAAGAAGTATATCACAGATTGGGGGACAAGTCAATACATTCTGTCCCCCATGACTTGTCTTTTTGTCCCCCATAGGGTCGTCAAAACGTCCCCCGTGACTTGTCAAAACGTCCCCCATGCTTTGTCATTTCGTCCCCCATCTACATATTATATATTAAACAAGAAATAAACAAGAGGTTAAATATCATCGTTAAATAGTCGATGACGATAATTTTCAACAATTTCTTTGTTTTTCCATTCCAGCTTGTGGATAACTCAACCTTCCATTTGCTGAATAAAGTCTTTCTGGCAATGATTAGTCTTATCTAACGTGTACAAAATGCGAATGAAAAACTTTTGAGCCGGTGTTATGGGGGGACGGATTGACAAGCCACTCAATCGCAAACAATAAATTAGCGCTAATTCGTCATTTATTCCGTGCAAATATTGTCGATTTCCGGTCTATGGGGGACGGAATGACAAGGTAAAGGTATACCTAATCTGCATGAAACGTGTACAAAAAGTGGATAAACGTGGACAAAATGTTCCTCAAAAACTTCGATAATTCGACAATCAGCGCAAAATATTTTCTTCGTTGATGGTATAAGAATCGTTTCGCTTCATCGCCGCAGCTTCCCCACAGTCCTGTGCCTGATACAAAATCTGCATATTGGGTTGTGTTCCGTCTGGATCTGGGTCGGTTTTGGTGGCCTGTGCCATTTCATAATGACCTGTGACGGTGCGGCAGACGGATACACGATCACGCAAAGTCGTGTGAAGATTGGCTACCATTTCGCATAGAACGGCAAGGTAATCTGAGCCGTGATTGCCATAGACCAGATAGCACAGTAGGTCAATTTCTTGCGGATGGGTTTCTTTGATATGCTCTATCAGTGCATCCCTCTTTCTCTCGGTGCTGGCATCGCCAGCCAGACTTTCCAATAATCCGGGATGCAAACAAGTGTCTATGTACGGCTTGGCCGCAACACCGCAGCACACAAACCATTTTATAATAGTAGAGGCATCTGGGGTCATTGTCCCTTGCTCATAACGAAAAATGGATGTTCGGCCTATACCCATTTTGTCCGCAAGCTTCTGTTGACTAAGTCCGGATTCTGCTCTTGCCATCTCTAACGCTTTTGCCACTCGTATCCTATAATCATCCATAAATACCCCTCTTTCGACAAAATGATACAAAAACGAAAGAATTCAACTGATATATTGTTCAAAACGTGAAACAACAATTGAAAAAATTCGCTGTTTCAATGAAACAGCGAGATGTGGTATAACTGTATTGTCAAAAAATTCCAAATAGAAAGGAAACACAAAATGAAAGAAACTGCAATCTGGAACCATGAACGTATGCCGATCATCGATGGAATGCCTGCCAGCGTTCCCGATGGGCAGCCACACACACCTGAACCATGGGAGGAAAGCGAATGAACCGAACTGTAGATGCTCTGATTATTCCATACGCTCGTAGACGGACGCTGGAGCTTGTCCTGAGCCTTTCTGGGTACGAAGCTGATAAAGATGCTTACCTCGAAGCAAAAGGCATCCTAGAACGCGCCGTAGCCGCCTTAAACGATGGACGCGACCCGGCAGATAACATCGAACGCATTGACGGGCAGCTCGTAGAGCTGTGATTGGAGGAAAGATGGATAGGCGTTGTCCCTTTTGACTTGAACACTCGCGGCTTCCCTGATGTGAAGTGATGGATGTGAAGAAAACGATTGATTTTTACAAAGTTGTTAAAAATACATTGACTTTACAACTAGAAGATGTATAATCGTATCAAATGAACATCTGAAATTACCGATCGGGAGGATATGCCACAATGAGTGAACAGGAAAGAGCCAAGATTGACCGATTTATTGCATGGTTGCTGGAACATCCTGAAAAGATTCCGGCAGCGGAGCAAGCCCTAGACTTGGAATAACAGAAAATCCCTTGCGCAGAGCTATACCAGCCCGGCACAAGGGATTCTTTTATTTTACCGGGCATGAACGTCACATCTTCTCGATCAGGTTCATCAGAGCTTCACGCTGCTCCTTTGGCATAGATTCAAGTTTTCTTCTAATCCGTTCCACTGCTACATCGACTTCGCTTTGCGGCTGCTGGGGCGGGTTTTCTTTTTGATTACCAGAAACCAAAGCATCCACGCTTATTTCAAAATAAGAAGCTATCTTGTCAAGCGTTTCATATTTCAATGTTTGCTTTCTTCCGTTCTTCAAATCGGTCAAAGACCCACGGCTTGCGCCTGATTCCTTGCACATAGTGGTCACGTTTACTCCACGCTGCTTGCAGAGATTTTCAATATTTTCGTACAAGTTTGCCATAATTCCAGTCCTCGCATTGTAAGGTTTGCTGAAATTACGCGAACGCTTAAAAAAGGCCTTGCATTTTACGCGAAAGCGTATTATACTAAGACCGTACCGCGAAGGCGTAATGAATGATTTCTAGCAGCTTCATTATATTACACTTATGCGTAAAAATCAATAGCCGGAGGTGAAATAATGGCTGAAAAAAAACCTCTGTGTGACTTTGGCAAACAAATCGAGATTGCTCTTATCCAAAAAGACAAGACCAATGACTGGTTGATTGAAAAAGTCAAAGAGGATACCGGACGATATTTTGACCGTTCTTACCTTTTTAAGGTTAAGACTGGAAAGCTGGAAACGCCCGGAATCAAGAAAAGCATCTGCCGGATTTTGAATATTCAGGATTCGGCAGATTGAGAAAGGAGAAAAAATGGAACAGATCATCACCTTAAATGTAGACCTTGAATACCCAGACGAAGCGCACCACGCCATTGACGAGGCAACAAAGGCCTACGAGGAAAGCAAAAAGTGCTGGGATGCCTTTGAAATCAACGAAGCCAAAAGCAGAGCACGAGACATTTTGTACAACCTGTGCAATGAAGGCTACAGTATGATATGGACGGTCACGGATGGCGCTGTCGGCCTGACGATCTGGAAAAGCTTTAAGGAGCCTTGTGTTGGACAGTGCTATATGCCAAAAGAAAGCTTGTTTGACATCTGGGTCGAAAAGCTAGTTGCGCTGTGCATTGCCACAGGCAAGGAAGTCCCGAAGTTCATCACAGATAAGGCTGGTGAGTGCTGGTGATAAAATTTCGTAAAGCGCAAAGCCGGAAGCGCAGACTAAAGCTGGCAATGGCTGCTGGCGTGTCCCGGAACGATGCCAACAAGGTGCTGTGGATGGAGAAATGTATCAACCAGTGCTTTGAACGGCACAACAGAGAAGAAAGACTGAAAGAGGAGATGCAGCATGGAAATTAAATACTGCGAGCGCTGTGGCATTCTACTTGGCTCAGTCAATCCTACAAAAAAATATTGTTTAGATTGCAAAAGGGAAGTTTCGCTGGAGCAAAAGAAAGCAAGACGAAAAGTATTGAAAGAAAGTCATAGATTTGTGCCAGTAAAAACTACTTGCCAATGGTGCGGAGAGCCAATGATTAAAACGTCTGCGGCTCAAAAGTATCATAAAGAATGCGCAAAAGAAGCTTCTTTTACAAGCATTGCAGAACATCAAAAAATACGAAAAGAACGAAATCTGAATAAGAAAGCATTGGAAGAAAAAAGATTCCATCCATAGGACAAGTTCAAGCACTTGCTGATAAAATGGGCAAGCATTACGGTGAGGTGTCACAGATGCTTGCAACAGGGGAGCTGACTTATGAATGGTAAATACTACGGCCAGCGGGAAATCCGCTGGCACAGCCGTGAAAAGGAACGGCTGAAACGCATTCGAAGAAAGGATAAAGATGAAAGTATTTGTAGAAATCGCCCTGATCTGGGGCATTGTCTTAGCGTTTATTCTCGCAGTGTTTCTGCTGAACTTCTGGCTGGTGCATCACATCGAGCTTTTAGTCGGAGCTAAGGTGACATGGTACATCATAGGCGTTGGCGCTTTGATGACAACCGGTTGGATTTTCAGACGCAGAGAACCAAAGAACACAGAGGAAAAGGCATGACGCTGGAAGCCGCTCTTGAAGAACGCGATATGAAGGCATCGGAGCTTATCCGCAGAAGTGGCGTGTCGGCTCCAACGATATACAACATTACAAGCCCGAATAAAGCGCCGTACAAGACGGGCGTTAAGACTGATACGCTTGCAAAAATAGCCGAAGTGCTAAATGCAATAGTCGTGATTGATGCAAGCAAACCATTTTTATTCGATATCATTCTGAAAGAAGGGACAAAATGAAAACTGTAAAAGGAAACGTGCTTACCATACTTGGTATTGTCGCCGCAATCGTAGCCGTTAGCTGTGGCGATACAATAAATGGCTGCGAGACTACAGTACAGATGCTTGGATGGGCATTTGTTTCGCTGATGTTACTAGCTACCGCCCTGGTTTTGTGCGCGCTTGGAGTGAGCGCGGAAAAAGAGCATGAAGATAACGAACGGATGGGGAAGCTGAACCGCATTCCCGCTCATACTAACAAGTGGAGGAATGTACGGTGAAATGCCCAGTGTGCGGTAGCGACAACATTACAACGATTGACAGCCGGTCAGACCATGACAGCATTGTTCGCCGCAAGAAGTGCATTGCCTGTAACCACCGGTGGTCTACCATCGAAATTGACAAAGACCAGTGGTATAGCGCACTACAAATCAAAGAGGAACGTAAGAGAGGGAGACCAAAAGATGATTAACCTTGACAGATTTGGCGGCGTGACCAATCCGGAGGACGGCGCGTACTTTATGACCAACGAGCAGATGGCAGAAGCCAAAGAAGCTGACCGTCTAGCTGAGATTGAGGACTTGCAGTCTGAAATCGAGGACAGGGAAGCAGAACTGAAAGACCTCTACTCCCAGTTGGCAGAACTGGTGGCTGGATGATTTTTGTATAGCTATATTAAGCCAAAGTAAGAACAATGAAGCCTAATGAAGCCGAAGAAAGGAAAGAAAAATGGCAGTATTAGTAATGGTCTACGGTCATTCCGGCAGCGGTAAGTCCGCTTCGCTTCGGAACTTTGACCCGGAACAGGTTGCGGTTATCAACGTGCTTGGCAAGCCGCTGCCGTTCCGTAGCAACATGAAAACCTATATCACCAACGACTACGGCAAGATTGATGCCGCAATCCACAGCACCAAACGTAAGTCCATCGTCATTGACGATGCCACCTATCTTATGACAGGCGAGTTCATGCGGAACGCAAAGGTCGCCGGATACCAGAAGTTTACCGACATGGCAGCCAACTTCAACGCTCTGCTGATGCGGGCGAAGGAACTGCCGGACGATGTAGTGGTTTACTTTTTCGGTCACAGCGAGCGTGACGGAGACGGTGGCGAGAAGTTCAAGACCATCGGCAAGCTTCTGGACGAGAAGGTCTGCGTGGAAGGGTATTTCACCATCGTTCTGAAAACAGTCGTACAGGATGGGAGATACTTGTTCAGCACTCGCAATGATGGGATGGACACTGTGAAAACCCCTCTGGGGATGTTCAACGATGCGCTGATCGAGAACGACCTCGCCGCCGTAGACAAGACCATCCGTGAGTATTACAACATCCCGGTTCAGCCGGAAAGCAAAGGAGAGTAACAGATGAAGAACATCAACTGGAATGACGTGCAGGAAGCCACCGAACGCCGTGACCTGCCTGTTGGCGGCTATGTTGCCGGTATTTGCAAGGCAACGGACGAACCCGCAAAGGAACGTCTGAACATCGAGTGGGAAGTCACAGAGGGTGAGTTCAAGGGTTACTGGCGTGAGCAGACCGCTTCCCTTATCGAGCGCGGCAAGCTAAATCCGGGTGAATGGGCATGGGGCGGCAAGACCATCAAGAGCTACAAGGAAAAGGCGCTGCCGTTCTTCAAGGGTTTCATCACCGCTGTGGAGCAGTCCAATCCGGGCTATAAGTTCAACAACGATGAAAAGACCCTGCGTGGCAAACTGGTCGGCGTGGTTCTCCGCGAGGAAGAGTACATGGGCAACGATGGCAACGTCAAGACGAAGCTGGTCGTTGACCGCTTCACCAGCGTGGACAAGATTCGTTCCGGCGACTATGAGGTCGGACCGAAGAAAACGCTGGCTGGTGGGTCTGGCTCCGGCTACTCGCAGGGCGGGAACGATGACTTCTCTGCGATTGACGATGATGATTCGTTGCCATTCTGATTGGAGATGCGCATGAATCAGGAAGAAAAAACGCATTGGACGCAAGATAAAATCTTGCTGTATGTGAAAGCCTGTATGTCTGCCACTGGTTTAACCAGAATGCCATCAAGAAGTGAATTGAGCGAGTATTACGGAAACGACAAGTTGACAAATGCAATTCGCCGTTTTCCGGGCGGCTATTACAAAATAGCTGAAATCCTCAATGTCGAAATGAAAGAAAGCGAAACGCAATTCGGAAAGTATGGCGAAGACCTTGCTACAAAACTGCTGGAAGAACATGGATTTTCGGTTGAGCGAATGTCAACTAGATACGCCTATGACCTTTATGTTAATGGAAGCGTTAAGGTTGATGTGAAAACGGCAAGGCCGAGCAAAGCAAATAAGAGTTTTTGCTATTCGTTTAACCTTGAAAAACGCTTTCCGACTTGTGATGTTTACTTTTTGATCGCAAAGAGCGAAGAAAAAGAAAGCATCTACATAGTTCCTGCATCTATCAACCAGACGCAGATTGGGCTTGGCACTGGAACGACCGTGTATAGCAAGTATCAAGACCGATATGACATTATCGCTGATATGAGCAAGGCTTTTGCTTCTGCAAAGTCATGACCGCCTACCTTATATAAGAGCTGTGCTATCTGGCTGGACGGGCGTTTGGAAAGATGAAACACTTGGGCGACATCACAAAGATTCACGGCGACAAGATAGAGCCTGTGGACTGCATCACGTTCGGAAGCCCATGTCAGGATTTGTCCATTGCTGGATGCAGGGCTGGGCTTGCGGGAGAACGCTCCGGGTTGTTCATGGAAGCGGTTCGGATCATAAAAGAAATGAGGTCAAACACAAATGGACTGTATCCAACTTTCGCTGTTTGGGAAAACGTGCCAGGAGCATTCAGCTCCAACGGCGGAGAAGATTTCAGAGCCGTGCTGGAAGAACTTGCCCGCGTGGAACAGCCAGACGCTATTATTCCTAGACCTCCGAGGGGGGGCAGATGGAGCAAAGCCGGAGCAATCGCCGGAGCGGGATGGAGCCTTGCTTGGCGACAGCTCGACGCTCAACATTGGGGAGTCCCCCAGCGTCGAAAACGAATCGCTCTTGTCGCAGATTTTGGAGGCCAACGCGCCTCTGAAATACTATTTGAGCGAACGGGCGTGTCAGGGCATCCTGACGAGGGCATCCAGACGCGGAAAAGCGTTGCCGGACTTGCTAAAAACTGCGCTGCTGGAAATGATCGAGTGGTGGCAGAGGGGGGGCGGAACGCAGCCTATACCTTGAAAATACGTTCAGGATGCGCAGGCGGCGGCAAGGGCGCACTGGTACAAACGGAGAAAACCGGGACGCTATCGACGCTCCAAGACCAGACGCTCTTCCAACCAGCGGCAGCGTACAAAGTTCAAGTCTTAAACGACCAGGGCGGCGGCAAGATGGATGTGTCGTATGACGTGGTGGGGACGCTGAGAGCAAACGCAAAGGGACACGACCCGATTGTGATTGACGCGCTACCGTTTGACACTACACAACTAACCAGCCCGCAGAACGGAAGTAACCCGCACTGGGGCGACCCGTGCCATCCTTTGGCTGCAAGCGCGCATACGCCATCCGCTGTTGTGAAGGTATATGACGCAAGAGGTAATGGAAACGGGAAGGTAGTTCCGACCATTACGGGAGATCATAAAGGAAGGGTCACCGACTATACAGCGATTGTAACAGAACCGGAAGATTGTTTGACACCGTGGGATAATCAAGCTCGGAGGATATATAGCGAAAACGGAACGTTTCCAGCGCTGGATGCAAGAGAAAAAGCGGGGCAAAATCAGCAGTCCGTCCTAACGGAAACGGAAATTAGGTGGATAGTCCGCAGACTGACCCCAACGGAATGCGAACGTCTGCAAGGCTACCCGGATGGGTGGACGGATATCGGGGAGTGGGTGGACACCAAGGGGAAAAAGCACAAGCCTGCGGATAGCCCACGTTACAAGGCTCTAGGAAACTCCATCGCTTTGCCACAATGGTTTTGGTTGGTGCAGAGGATGCGCCCTTACCTGAAAGAAAAGCATACACTGGGCAGTTTGTTTGATGGTCTGGGCGGTTTCCCTCTGGTCTGGCAAAGAGCATACGGTGAGGGAACCGCACGGTGGGCAAGCGAAATCGAGGAGTTCCCCATTGCCGTTACAAAAAGGAGATTTGGTGAAGAATGATTACCTGCTGCCTCAACTGCACATCACGCCACCAAGCCTGCCACGACACCTGCGAGAAGTACAAGGCAGAAAAGAAAGACTTCGAGGAGCGCAAGGCATTCGTGCATGAGCTGAACCACAGCCAGAGCGTGTACCACCGTGATTATGAGGACAAGCACCGAGAACGTGGTAAGAAACGGTTTCTCGGAAGTGAATTTAGAGGTGAACGATGAATGGGAGCTTTCATTGCAAGACAACCTAATGGTCTGCTGTGCCGGTTTTCTTCGGTGGTCGATTGTGTCACCGATTACAATATGACCGAAGAAGAATATATCGAGATGTGTGCTGAAAAGGCACGAAAAGAAGCGCGAGATGTTCTTGACCATTATATTAAGCCGTTTGAAATGGTTGACAGGTGTTTCTTCCCGAACAACATGACTACTGAAGAACACAAGAGAATCATGAAGGAAATGGAAAAACCTGCTGACAAGGAAACTCATATTCCGTGAATTTAGAGGTGAACGAGGATGAGAAACCCATCGAAGAAAACGATGAAGCACATCGCTTCTGTTTTGAACAGCCATTGCAAATTTGATTCAAATAAACAGATTTTTGTTCCGTTTGAAAGTAGCCCACTTTCTTGCATTTGGTATGGGTTCAAACCACATAGCGGTAAGAAGATGGTCGGCTATATCCTGAAAGACGGTTACAAGTATCCGTGCGAAAAATCTATTATCCGAAACGGATTGATGGTGGAAATCAAATACCCGGAACAGATTTTCGCGCCCAGAGCATCATCCCTTGAGCTGGCAAAACAGATGACAGAAAGAATGATTAAGAGAGGAATGCTTTATGTTTATCCATACACATGGAGAAGAAAACGATGGACGGGCTGATTTATGAACACCGGCAAGCAGTTTGAGGCAGATTTCAAGGCATCCGTCCCATCCGATGCGTGGTGCTACCGACTGAAAGACAGTGCTACCACCTACTACGGCGGCAACGAGAACCTTTCCTTTTCCATCGACAACATCTGCGATTTCCTTGTGTACCGTTACCCGATGAACCACCTGTTCGAACTGAAAACCATCGAAACGCCCTCTATTCCTCTGGAAAAGGTGTTCGGCAAGTACGACAGGGCGAAGTGCAAGTACCGCAAGGAAAAGCACATCACTGACATGGTGGATGCGATGGGGTATAGCGGCCAGACCGCCCATGTGATAGTCAATTACAGGGCAGTCAATCGCACCTTTGCAATCCCTGCCAGCAAGGTTCTGGCGTTCCGTTACAACGAGGGCAGGAAGAGCATCCCTTGGCAGTGGGCAGAACAAGAGGGGATAGAGGTCAAAGCAAAAAGGCTGCGTGTCCATTGGCGGTATGACGTGGATGGGCTGCTAAAGAGATTGGAGAAAGAACATGGCATTGATATGTAATAAGTGTGGTGAAACGTTTACACTTGAGGAATATAACAAAATGAAGAACAAACTTGAGGTTCGGCCAATAATCGGTGGAGAAGAAGGATGGAGCGTTCTTCTATGTCCCTCTTGCATGGCAAAGCTGAACGACTGGCTGAAAGGAGAACAGAAGTGAGTAAGAAAGTTTCAGACATCCTGCCCAAGACGGAAATCTTGGCACAGTTGGCAGAAAAAGCGTCCGAACTGGCACAGGCAGCGTTGAAACTGCGCCGTGCGCTGGATGGTACGAACCCAACACCGAAGAGCGTTGCAGAGTGCGAAGCAAATCTGATGGAAAAATTTGCGGACATAAGTAACGCAGTCGATGCTTTATGCGATGCTTGGTTTGGAGATAATCTCGATTCCGAAAGCGAATTCTGGGATGCAGAGCATGAAATTGAGTACGCTAAATACAAGCGTTGGCTCTCTCGCCTTGAAGCAAAGGAGAATAAAAATGGCTGAATATCATGTTGGATGCGGATTGTTTGGAAATGTCTACGCTGGGACTTATGCCCCACCCCGCAAGGATGGCTTACAGGCATGGCGCAACAAGTCAGATGTGACAAGCGAAGCTGTCGAAGCGGTCATGGGGCATTTCATCACGGAAATGGAACGTGACAGCAAGACAAAGCTCGAAAAGGCGTGGGGCGTTATTGGAAACAAGAAGCTAAAAGTTACATTCGAGCTTTCCACCAATGAGGAGCAGTCAGATGAATAAATTTGGAAACTGCCCCCTGTGCGGAAAGCAGGTCAAGCCAACCAACCTTCGCAAAATCGCACGACAGAACCAGTTGTACGGCTTTCGTATGGCTCTGGATGGCATCGCCGCCACATGGGGCGCACTGATTCAGAACCTTCGGTGCGATGCAGACCTGACCGATGAACAGGTGCAGAAAATCATCCGCATCGGTGACAGGTACTGGGAGATGGTTGGGCAGTTCAAGAACGAGGATATGACCCCTGATGAGTTTGCTGATTACATCACCGCAAAGTCAGAACAGGTAGAAAAAGAGTTGAGAGAAAGGTGGAGCTAACAATGTCTGAATTTGTAACTCGCTGGCTGGTCTGCCTAGTCCTGCTGGCGGTAGTAGTTCAGTCTGAACGGACAATCAAAGAAACGGCAGACAACCTGTTTGAGGAACGGCAGGCAATGCTTGTCTGGCTGTTCGTCAACGTGTGTCTGGCCGTTTGTACGGCTGTTGCGATGGGGTGGAAATAATGGAAATTTGCGACATTGAGAGAAAAGAAATAAATTTTGGGTGTCTGGAGTATGGAGATGTGTTTGAGATTAACGGCGAAATTCTCGTGAAAGCTAACGTGAACCTTTCGGTAAGTAAATTGTCTGGCGGTGTCAGCTTAAAAAGCGGAGAGTTTTTGCAGATAGATGAGTTTTTCCCAGTCAAGATGGTAAACGCTCATCTCCAGTTGGAGGGCTAAGAAAAATCATGGACAACGAACTTTACTGCCCGATGAAGATGACCAGCAATCCGCTTGGTCGGTGCGTCTGCGAGAAAGAAAAGTGCGCTTGGTGGCGACAGTTGGACAACTGTTGCTCTATCTGGCAGATTGCATGGAAGTTGGACAGCATTGAAAAGAATATGAAGAGGTGAGAGTATGGACGATTGGATTAGCATTAGAGACGGCTTGCCGATTGATTATCAGTCTGTTCTTATTTGGAATGGATGCTCGGTTTCAATTGCACACCGTGAACCCGGCGCGCCTGATAACGAATTTGTTGACGACTACAATAACGAGTTCGTATACACAGGATGGTGGAAGAAACTGCCGACCGCTCCAAAGGAGGTCTGATACATGGCAACACCCCCGAAGCGTGGTCGTGGCAGACCGCCGCTGACCGAAGCCGAAAAGAAAAAGCGTGAGAAACGAGCACAAAAGGCAAAAGAGCAAGCCGCTGCAAAGCGTGAGAAAGAGCGAGAGAAGAAGAAACAACAGATGCTTAACAAGCGGAAATCTATCCGATCACAGGTGAGTAAAAAGGTGAAAGAACAGCAAGAGTTGGCTATCGAGAAATCGAAGATGATGAACACAGGGGATTTGCAGTCAAGAATCGGTGATGAAGAGGACAAGAAAGTTGTCGGAATGATTGCGGCAAAGTATTTTGGCGACCTTCCGAGCGTGGATATGAACAACCCGATTGAAGTGCAGCAACGCCTTGACTTCTTCTTTGACGCTTGCATCGAAGCCAGAATCTCTCCTGTGGTCGAATGGATTGCGCTGGTTCTGGGCATCGAATGGGTGAGCCTGAAGCAGATTATGGCTGGAAAACGCCGTGACGACAGCTTGCAGCAGAAGTACATCCTGAAGCTAATTCTGCAAATGCAGTCCATGTGGGCGTACAACGGTATGTATGGTCAGGAGAACCCGGCAGAGTGGATTTTCCGAGCCAAAAACTACTTTGGTATGCGTGACAACGTAGAAGTCACTGTTGCACCGCCTGAACAGCCGTTGGGCGATGCACAAAGCGCAGAACAGCTCGCTCAGAAATATCAGACGGCTTTGCCGAAAGGGATTGACGTGGAGTACAGAGAGGTGGGGGAACATGAAACAACAGTTGGTTGACTTCTCCGACCCGATTCTTTCGGCGGTGCTGTTTATCTTGCTTAAAGACCGTACTACCGGCAAAAACATCATCTGGGCAACAGAGCCACCGCCTGAACTGGGCGCAGGCTTTGCGGATGAAATTACATTAGAACAAATCAAGAAGTGCCCACCAGTTCCACGAGTTCTCAAGCGTCTGGATGAGCAGAAGCAAAGAACCAAAGCAAAAGCAGAGGTTTTCACTCCTTCTTGGGTCTGCGAAAAGATGATAGACATGGGCGAAGAAAACGGTGCGATGCCCGATATGAAGAAAGAGCCTATCAAGTACATCCATTCGACAGTTCTTGAAATCACCTGCGGAGAAGCGCCATTCCTTGTGAACCGATACGACACGGTAACGGGCAAAAAGATTCCAGTACCAAGACGGAAAGGGCTATTTGACCGCAAACTGAAATGTGTAAACAACTGGTTTGATTGGAATGTCTGGACATGGCACGATGTGGCAGAGGATGCAGCGACGACTACATACGGATATGAGTGGCAGGGTGACAGCCTGTTGCTTGCAAGAGCAAATATGCTCCTGACATGGCGAGAGAACTTTAAGTGGCTGTTCGGCATAGAGCCTGACGCTGGGAAAGTTCGCAACATGGCTGCTATCATCTCATGGAACATCTGGCAGATGGATGGGCTGAAAAAGACCGTGCCCGGTACGGACATTCCGTGCAAAATCAAAGACTGGAAAGCTGACAAGGAAATCTTGTTTAAGGATGTTGGGGAGGATGAATGAAATGAAAACAAACGGACAACTTTACAAATGTGACAGATGCGGAATGACGCATTTCGTAAAACTTTTGAAAACTGGCGATATGGACGGCGGATTTAGTCACTGGGAAAAATTCGAAGAAGCAGTCGGATGGGGAAGCGTTGATGGAATGCTTGTTTGCCCTTACTGCTACAACCAATATAAGAATTTACTCCGTCAGTATAAATCACAAAAAATCACGCATTTTTCTTTTGAGTGTTGCGGAAATTGCAATGAATGTCAGAAGGAAAATTGCGTGAACAGGTTAGATGGGGAGGATGGCTAACATGGGATTGTATAAAGTGCCTGTTGAATGGAGAGAACGTGGATATTTACTTGTTCACGCTTCTACTCAAAAAGAAGCAGCAAAAGTCGCAATGAACGGTCTCGACATATACCCTTTGCATAATCAGCCAATTGGTGGAAGTCTTAAACTTGCATTTCCAGAAGGCTCCGAGACTGAATATATTGCAAGGGTGGCGCCGGGTTTTGAGGAGGACGACTAATGCAGACTGACAGAGGAATCTACCACAAGCGAGTATGCGACCGCTGCGGAGCGGTTCTGGGCGGCAGGATGATGAACCCTGACGAATACTTCAAGGACTGGGCGTGGCGCAAGGACACAGGCGACCTGTGCCCGGAGTGCTACGCGGAGTATAAGCGAGTGATCGGGCGGTTCAATAGGGGAAAGTGCGTGAGAAAGGAATGACAAAATGAGGAATGTGACAGTTTGCAAATGCAAACGATGTGGGAAGCTTTTGTATTGGGATGGAGAAAAATTTTTGGATTACGCCAACCTTGACGTCGTGTTTAGGGCTTACAAAAATGGTGGAATCCGTAAAATTTTCCAAGATAACTTACAGTCGCACCCGTGTGGCGATGGGAAAACTGGAATTTGCGTAGGCATTTACGAAATTGGAGAGGAAGGTAAAAAGGAATGAACTTCTACTGCACCACCGAGCATTGCTCTTGCATGGGCATCAAGCAGTTCTCCGATGGCAAGGCTATCCGATGCACAACAGAATCCTGTGAAAACAAATCTGAACCGTCCTGCGGCTCTTGCAAATGGTACGCAGAGCCGGAGGGCGTGTGCGTGAATGACCAGTCAGAACACGTTGCAGACTTCGTGTGGGACGAACGTGGATGCAAGGAATGGGAGAAGAAAGATGACAGCAGGGGAAAAGATTAGAAAGCGCAGAAGAAAATTAAGTATTACTCGCAGGGACTTTGCCAAAGAAATTGGCGTTCCAGTAAGATTTATGACTGAAGTTGAACTTGATGTTAGAAATCTACGAGATGATGAATATGAAATTATCGCCAACGCTTTGCAATGTAGCGTTTCCGATATAATGCCTGACGTTCCTAAGTATTTAGTAAATCTACAAGATGATGGATTTGGCGATATTTGCGAATGTGCGGTATGTTATTGCCTGTGCAGACCAACAAACAGAACAAAATATGTTTGCGACTATATTACGCCACTTTTGCCAAATCTGCCTGATGATACGATCGAATATATCAAAAAGGATATTGATGATAGAAAGAGCGTGTACTTTTTGTTTGACAAAAGTTTCGACCACGAAGAATGGGATAAATTTTACGATGCTGTTTGCGCAGAAATCGAAAGGAGAAAGGACAATGGCTAATTATCCAGAATACCTTGAACGAAACGCACTTATTGAAAGAATCAAGAAAGCATATTGTGATGGTTGCGAGAACTACAATGGAGTTAAATGCCGTGCTTGCGGTGTTGGCGATGTCATTGACGTAGTGGAGGATGCACCGACAGCCTTAGAGCGTACCGCTGAATGGATTGCGCAAGACGAAGATAAGACGAGGTTCATGTGCAGCAATTGCCATGCGAGAAACAACCGAGACCGCTACAACTACTGCCCGAACTGTGGTTCTTTGATGGAGAACAGGTTATGAGTAACACACTTTGGCATCCAGCAAGCGAACAGCCGCGAGAGCGGACGCAGCCTTTGTTGCTTGCGACTAAGACAACGTGGCGTGATAAAGATGGAAAAATGTTGCAAGGATTTTCGCCGACAGCGTACTTTCTTGGCTGTTACGCAGACGGTCAGTTTTGGGATGAGATAGGCGAGAGACTACCGAAAGATGTGACGGTGACGCATTGGATGGCGTTTCCGATGGTGTAGGAGGGCTTATGGAAAACACAATATCGTTATTACGCAAGATATGGTTGACGCATTCACGGCAGAAATGCAGGAAGCATACAAAAAGTACGGTGATGATGAAGAAATCGTTCACAGCATGATGGATGGCATTATGTGCGAAACCTTAGATAGGCTTGGCTTTACAGAAGGCGTGGAAATCTTTAACGAAGCCCCGAAATGGTACGCGTAAGGAGCAGTAAGCATGACGAACAAGAAGTTTGGCATCATCATTATGGACTTGAGCCTTTTCGACTTTGGGCCGAAGCCGCCTTGCGGGTACATCAAGGCAAAACATATCCGCCCAGCGTACGGCAAAGGCGAAAGGCCTGTAAAGGCGCATAAGCGAATCACGAGAACGAGAGAGGGATTTAGAAAGTGAAAAAACTTAAATTTCCTGAGGATTTCTTTGCATACGACAACCCGGACTGCCCTGACAAGGACATTGAAAAAGCCGTGAACAGGATGAAGAACTGGATGAAAGACGAGACTTACAAGAGCAACCCTTGGTTCTTTATGGCTGCTGGCAACTATCTGATTGTCGGCCTGATTGCTGAGGATGGGCAGAAAACAATCTACGTTGCGCGGCAGTATTATGAGATAGTCAACATTCCGGGCGAAGGCTGGCTGCGCGAATCTGACGCTGAGTGCCCATTCTGAGGAGGATTAAAAATGGAAGAACTTAAGAGATGCCCGTTCTGCGGGTCTATTCCTACGTTATATCACGATGGATTGCATCAAGTGGATTCAAAGAGAAGATACCACACAACATGGATGATTCTGTGTGAAAAGTGTAATAATGCATCAATGAGCAATAGCGCTTACTATAGCTTTGATGAAGATGGCGTTTTGTCACCGTATGACGAAAAAGACGGACGACAAGAAATCATCAGCCGGTGGAACAGCCGTTACAAAGAGGATTAAGTATGGAGCAGGGACACAAGCCGAGAACATCAATGATTCTTCTGTTGGAACACGTTCATGCGATGGACGAGGTGACAGACGAGGAATTTGGAGCATTCGTCCGCAACTATGCACAGTATGTTGAGACTGGGATTGAGCCAGCGTACGACGACGATCGTGCTATGCGGATGCTCTGGAAAGTTGTTAAGGCGTTCGATGATATGAACGTGCAGAAGATGGAAGAACGTGATAAGCGTAGACGAGAAGCAAACAAGAAAAATATAAACAAGCGTTGGAACGATAAAAAATACGAAAGCATACCAATGGTATCACAGGATACGAATGGTATAAATGGTATACCAAACATACCAACTGATACGAATGGTAACTTATCTGTATCTGATTCTGTATCTGAATCTGATAAAAAAGAAAAATGTGAAAAGAAAAATACCAACGAAGTAAAACGCTTTAAAGCACCGACTGTCGAGCAAGCCAGAGAATACTTTTCCGAGAAGGGCTACATGGAATCAGAAGCAGAGCGGTTTGTTGACCACTTCACGGCAAATGGCTGGAAGGTCGGCAAGTCGCCTATGAAAGACTGGAAAGCTGCTGCACGGAATTGGATGCGTAACGTGAAGGACTGGAACGGTGGCTACCAGCAGACAATGGCTGAATTGCCTGACGAGGGAGACTTTCTGCGGTGAATATTGAAAATCAGACCCAATACATCCTGCTTGGGGCAGTACTTACGTTTTCTGAGTATGCCGATGTGTTGCAAGACCTCAAAATCGACGATTTCTGCCCTGAACTGCATGATACGTTCGCTGCCATTCGTGGCTATTGGGAACACAACGACAAGTGGAACCCGGTAGAAGTCATGGGGCGGTACGATAACTGCAAGAAAGCAATGGGTGAATGTTTGGATGCCTTTGGTGCAGAGTTCATCCGCAACGTCACCCATGACATGATGCTTGGATGGGCTGGAATCGTCAAGGAACAGGCAGCATTGTCCAGAGCCAGAGAGATTGCGTTCAAAATCGTTGATGGTTCGACCAGATACGCAGACTTGACAGGCATCTATGAGCAGCTAGGCGAAGCTATCAATCTACACAACGAAAGAAGCGATTTCATCCCGATGTGTGATGGCATAGACAATTACATCCGCAAGCTGGATGATAAGCCGGAATATATCAGCACAGGGCTTAGAGTGCTGGATAACAACTTGCATCTTGTGCCGGGCAACTTCGTTGTGATCGGCGGCAGACCGTCTGCTGGTAAGACCGCTCTGTCCCTGCAACTTGCCTGTGAAATAGCTAGGAACGGACGCAAAGTGGCGTATTTCAGCCTAGAGACAGACCCGGACACGCTCTACGCTCGTATCATAGCAAACCAGCTAGGCGTACCGCTGCACACGGTCAAAAACAAGACCGTTAGTATTGACGAGCTTGACCGACTGGCAGCCATCAAGAAATATCCGCTGTATGTCCGCTCTGCCGCTGGTAAGAACGTTGGGTGGATTAGAACGCAGTCCATCAGGATGCAAGCCAAAGTGGTTTTCATCGACTATTTGCAGCTTATCCATCAAGCCGGAGCAAAAGACCGATACAGTGCCGTCACGGAGATCAGCATGGCACTGCATGAGTTCGCACAGTCCACAGGAACACTGGTAGTGGCACTGGCACAGCTCAATCGAGAGACCGCAAGAGCTGGCATCCCACCGACCGCCGCAGACCTGCGAGAATCCGGGCAAATCGAGCAGGACGCAGATGCAATCATCCTGCTGGCACAGAACGTGACTACGAAAAAGCGGCCAGAACAGCATTATCACTTTGCGCTTGAGAAGAACAAAGAGGGCAACGTGGGGTCACTGGACATCACGTTCCAGATGGAAACGCAGCAGTTCAAAGAATGCGTGTGGATGTAACGAGAGGAGAATAAACATGAAATACCGCAAGAAGCCAGTTGTTATCGAAGCGTTCAAACTAAATGCACGAGGCCTTGTTGGAGAAGATTGGTTCTGGGATGCAGTAAGTAGCAATGCTATTATTACGCATGACTTCGGAAAGTTTCACGATGACCCTGCGTGGTGCGAGATTAAAACGCTTGAAGGGACTATGATTGCAAGGACTGGCGATTATATCATTCGTGGCGTAAATGGCGAAATCTACCCGTGTAAACCTGACATTTTCGAGAAAACATACGAAGTGATTGAGTGATAGTAGCCTAGCATCTCTTCTGTGCTCGTATCGTCACAGTAGAATAGGCAAGAAAAACAGATAACATGGTCTGGGCGATAAAGTTACCGCCTGAACCCCATAAATATTTTTCATCAATCAACAAACGGAGGAAAACGATTATGAACATCACTCGACTGGAACAAGAGACCATCGTCAACTTCAACGCAGCGGAAGATACTGCATCGGTTTATACCGCTGACCCGGTGTATATGCGCAAGCTCGACAAGCTGTGCGAGCGGGAGCCTGTGTCGTACAAGCTTGTCAAGCAGGACAAAGACGGCAAGTGGTATGAGATTCCCAAGCGACTTGTGCGGTTTGCTACCACAAGAATTATGACGGAAGAGCAGAAGGAAGCGGCTGCGGAGCGTATGCGCAAGATGCAAGCGGAGAGTAGAATTCAAATCTCCGCTATAATCACCAATTAACAAACGTATCAGAAAGCATGAAATAGTATCAGGTGGTAAAACTACCCTCTGCGACTATTTCATGCTTTTTTCGTCTGTTATTTATCGTGAGAAAACGGCAAGGTCTGATTTTGAGTAGGAACCGTCTCAATCGAGTGACGTTTGGGCTGATATGGCTGCGACTATCAGCGTGATGCGTTTGCATGCAAATGGATGCGCATGATGCGTTTGCATTCAATCTTCCCCCCTTTCTTCCCCCTCTTTCCCCTACAACCCCTATTACCCCCTATAATCCCCCTAACTCCCCCCTCAAACAAATAAATTGTTTGAGGCCCCCACGCCAAAATGGTACGACAACTGCGACAACTGAAAATAACAACTAAATGTTTTTGCAAAGGTTCTTTCCCCCTACAACCCTCTATCTCCAAAAGCTACACCGTTAGCCAGCAGGTCAGACCGTGACTAACATCTACCGTCAGGTTCTATTTGCTGAATATGGGCATACCGTCTATCTGACCTCTACGTTGCGTCACCCTCTATCGTCCGGCGCACCGCGCCGACCGGGTGACCTTCAACGGTAACGGCATCTAGCCTGTAAAGGGTGACAGCATCTGACCCACCACCATCTGCGACTATTTCACATGGAGGATTGACTTCTTTTTGTAGTCAGCAAAATATGTAGAAATGTTGCATAGATGTATGAGCAGTTGATTACAAATTGAAAGCGTCTGACCAGCTGGATAGTCTTATTAGATAGTTAAAAGTATTGAGGTATCTAACGAACTGCTAATCCCAGTCAGTTAGTATGATATGATTGTAGTTGTCGGTAATTAAATCGGAGAAGAACGAACCGAATCGGATGATACGACTATTTCAGCAGAATAATAGCTAAAAAAATTGAGTAATTGTCTACGACCATTATAATAAGTACGATTGTTAAATATTTTGATGTAATGTGATTGAGATTAAAATTGACAGATGTCTTGGCACATATTGATTTTGGAAGATGTCGGATGACTTAGCGACTATCGCATCTCCATTTCTCTAAAAGTCGAACGACTATTTCACACAAAAAATACACGACTATTTGGCGATGGTTCGCAAGAAAACGCTGCGACTATTGCTGACCTCTATTGGCTATCGGGCGAAAGCCCGAAAAGAGCTGCGGCGAGAGCCGCCAATGGTTCCGCGCCGCCGTGCCAGGAAGAAAGCACAATGCCAGGCTAATGCCAGGCTAATCCGGTGCCAGGGCTTTAGCTTGGCGTGGAAAGTATCGAGACCCCGCCGGGCTGGCATGGTCTGTGGTATGCTCCCCCGTCTGGCATGGATCCACGACAGGAACGCACTCTTATATACCTTATTATAATAGGGCGGCTGTGCTGACCTGTACAACGTCCGGCGTGGCGCTGGTATCTGGTACCGGCGGAGGTGCTGCGCTTGATGGTATGCCCTCCAGCGTGGCGCAGGTGGTATATAGGCAGTTTGTGCGGCTGCTGTATTGTGTGCGCTGGAATGGGTCAAATTAACGGAAACGCCCCTGTAAAGCCCTGTGCGCTATTTTATGACGTTGGCGGTATAGCTGCATGTATGGTACAAAACACTCTGTAAACGCTTGTATTTGGCTGTATTGCAGCAGGGCAAAATAAAAGCCCTACACCCTCAGCAGATGCAAGGCAAAAGAAAAACCCGGCCATTTCTGACCGGGTGAAATGCTTCTTTATTTGCTGGCCTTAAATAGTGCGCTAAAAAACCAGAACGCAAAGAGGACACAAGAAAATATCATTTGTTTGCACCTCCCATCTGTACCAGCTCAAAGGCGTTGTATTCATCAAGCCACGCAAGCGGGAGGCCGCGCAAATAATCAGCGTATACCGTTAACGTTTCGCTGTTCGGGTTTGCGTTGTGCTCTTTAAGAGCATTCACAGTCTTTGTAAAGTATTCAAGTTTATTAACGCTCATGCTTTTACCTCCATTCTAACGCCGAAATTGATAAAGGTGCGACGCTGTGAAATTGTGACAGGCTCAAGCCCTGCCGTGCTGATACCATAGCGGGCGCACTCTTTAGCCGTGTACAGCTCACCGCCGATTAGATACCGCTTGACCTTTCCGCAATAGGAACCAGTGGATACAACCGCCCGCCCGTCAAGCCCTGCCGGAATACGATAGTATAACATAAGTTGCGCCCCCTTATACCACGCTAAAACGCTTGTAAACGGTCTTTTTGCTACACTCGGCGTAAATATCCGGGTGCGCCGCCTGTAAAAGCTTGCTATCAAGTCGGACGGAAGAAACATCCTTATAAATGGCCTTTGCAGTGCCCTGCACCATTTCCGGCGCGCCGTGCATCATGTTAATGATTTCAGCCTTTACGGCATCATTCATTGCTTCAAGCTCTTCAATTAACCGCTTGTTTTCGCGGTATGCGTTCACTTTTTCTTCAAACATCGTCATTTTTTCGCCCTCCTCAGCTGTTTAAAAAAGCAATCATAACAAGCGCGCCGGAGATCATGCCGCCCACGTACCAGATTGCAGCCCATTGGGAAAAGTCAAGAGTAATCATTGTTTGAACCCCTTTTTAGTCAAATTCCGGCATTGCCAGAATGATTTTTTTGCACCGCTCAACGCTCAAGCGGTACGGCTTGGAGCGGGTCAAGTTGTCCGCTACAATCTGAGTGTATACCATCAACGGCAGCTCAAACAGCCCGGCACACTTTGGATACAGGCGCACGGCCTGATTGCGGATTTCGGCGTTAATTTCGTCCGTTCTTGTCATCGTTTAGCCCTCCTTATATTGCGGGATGTAGCCCAGCACCTTAACTTTTGCCGGGATGGTGTAATAAATTTGCCCACAATCGGGGCACCAAACAGCGTCATATTGTTTGCCATCATCGCCCAGTGCCTTGCACTCTACCTCACAGGTAAAACGCTTTAGCGCGGCCTCCGTGAGCATTGCCGCTACATCTGCGGCGGGCTGCGCGTTATATGCTGCCACTGCCTTTTCTGCGTCTGCCAGTGTGTCAAATACTCCCAGTGTCCAGCCCGCACCCTCTAAGATGTAGTCCACCATATACAGGCCGCTGTCACTGCACCAGAGCCACACAACGGGCTTAATGGTCATTCTGCGGTTGTTCTGGGCTGCATAGAGCTGGTCAAGCGTGCCAGTCATTAACGTGCCGTCCTCAAATGTGGCGGTATAGAGGTCACTGCATTTATAAGTTTTTTCCATGGTTTATACCTCCGTGTATCCGTCTGCAATGGCCTGAGCCTTGAGCGTGTCCATGTCACGCTTTGCCACAACGGGAACGTCCTTAGATATCCAGCTGTCAGGGACGCGGGAAAAGGTCTTTGCGTTGGTGTCGATGCACAGATAGTGCGCATTGCCGTATGCGGTGTTCTTGGTTCTGAATTCTAGTTTCATGGTTTTGGCCTCCTGTTTTGTGGTGGTGTAACACGTTCTTGTGTTGTCTATATAGTAACACATTCTTGTGTTGGTGTCAATGGTTTTGCACACATTCTTGTGTTGAAAATCATTCATGTTTGAGTGTGTACAAATCTGCTCAGTTTCGGACACGTTCCACGCCATCCAGCACCCTGCACAGTCCCGATCTCCCCGCGCGGTCTCTGGTATCGAGTGCAGACCGGTGCAGCGTGTCCAGCGTCCGGGCGCGTGTCGTGCCTTGCGTGGTCTGCCCTGGTACTTGCCCCGCCCTGGTTCTGGCACGGCCTGCGCTACTGCCTGTGCTGTGCAGTCGTTCCGGGTGCGCTGGGGGCTGGGGTCTCCACCAGCGGGGCATACAGCCGCCGCCCAGCCCCGCCCGGTCAGTCTTTCGACCACCGAAAAAATAAAAAAGGCTCAAAAAACACCCCGCCCCCATTGCCAATCTTAAAAATTTCCCGCAAAAATAAAAAGACCCCTACAAAGGGTCTGCGTTCTGTGCTATACTTGCCTTACAAGCCTTGAAAGGGAGGAATCTGCAATGAACCAAAAGAATGACAAGAATAAAGAAAAGAGAGAAAAGAACGAAAAGATTGCCGCTTCAATATGGGGCATCATTATCGGCTCGGCTCTTTTGGTTTTTGGTGTGTATCTTATGGCACATGGTATTTCAAACATTATATAAAATTCTGGCCAAAGAAGGGAAGAATCAAAAATGAGAAAGAGAATCATTGCGGTGGCTCTAATAGCTGTCGTACTTTTAATGTCGCCTTTATGTGCGATAGCTGTCGAAAAGCCGGATGAGATTGCATCCCCTGCTCAACTAGAAGAAACTAACGAAGAAGGAACTGTTAAAATTAAGGAATCTCATAGTCACCTTGAAACCAAGTACGAATACGGAAAAACGAGATACTATGTCTACTACGCTGTACTGGTTGAGAATACGTACCCCGATTACGCCGTTGATTTTGTATCTCTAAAGGCCTCTGTTTTCGGTTCTGACGGTTCAGTATTAAAAACCGATGAACAAACCCTTGACTGGATTGCAGAGGGAGACTCTTATTGGTACGCTGGATATGTGTCGTTTGATTCCGAAGGGATTGCTCCAGCCAGAATGGAATACACTATTAGTGCGGATGAGTGGAATTTCCATAAAGCGAGCGCATCCAATCAGGTTATTCGTGCTGGTGAGCTTTCCGTTACCAATGTTTCTAAACGTGGCTCTGGGTACGATCTGCGTTACACAGGTCAAATTACAAACAATAGCCAGTTCACGAGCAACTGGATAAAAGTTATCGTCATTTATAAAATGAAAGACACCGAAGGAAACGAAGTTCCTGTGGGTGGCGATTACACATACATAACCGATGCACTTCCGTCTGGGCAAACGACAACATTTGAACTTTACCCATCGTCCGGTTTTGTTGGATATAGCTCCTACGAAGTCATTGCTTTGCAGGATTGACCTATAACACAAAAAGCCAGCGGCTAGATGTTCTCTAACCACTGGCTTTTCTTATGGGCTATTTACTTTACGATTTTCCCGTGATATGGATTGTACTCAACATTAGGCAAGGGCATCCAATACTTCACATCGCGCATAATGCACTTGCTGTCCCGGAGCAGAACCGGCTCGATCTCGCCGTTTTCGTCCGTTTCAAAGGAAAGCTGACCGCTATCGACAACCTTTCCGTCACAAGCGATAACAGGCTCGTGGACGCATTCGCCGTAGTCAACGGTGCGCCAGAGCTTCAGCATGGTCTCGAAAGCGTAGTTGAGGTATTCCCCCATATCCTGAATCTTATCTGCAGTAAGCATAGTTTTTCTCCTTTCACATGGGCATCTGGGTCTGGCCGTTCGTGACCTGAACCAACATAACAGAGTTCGCACACGGTCTCCACTTCTTGATGTACTCGACAGCTTCATCGAACCGCTTCTTCGGCACGTTGTTTCTGCTGTTCACATTGAACCAGTCCTGAATGTCTCGGTTGCATTCCATGAATAGCTTTTGAGATACGCTACGGCTCTTGTAGGCCGGGCTGTCCATGCCGCCAAGAGCGTTGATGACCACCGTGTTCACGACACGCTTCAACACACGCTGCTGATTGTAGTCGATGGTCATAGTGTTCTCAAGGGCGGAAATGCGCTGCTCCTGTTTCATGGTGCGCTGGTCAATCACAAGGATTGCTTGCAGTTCCTTAGAAAGCCCTGCGAACTGGTTGACGGACACGTTCTTTTCAAGGTCAATCAGCTTCTGGCGAATCTCCATGCCCTCAGGTGTCCGCTGAATCATTGCAATGTGCTTTGCCATGTCCAGCTTGATGATGTGGTCGATTTGAACCTGTGGCATTTTACGCCCATCTTCACGGTGAACATTTTTGTTCTCCGTGAAATAGTCCTTGCCATCGACAAACCCGTATTCCACCATACGGGGAAACCAGATGTGATAAGGGGTCTTGATTTTGAGCTTTTCGTGCAGCTCCCGACCCAGCACAACCTTTTCGCCGGTGTCAGTGTCGTACACTGGGATAACATCTTCAGAGAAGATTCGGATGTTTTCAAGATTATTATTCATAGAAATTTAGCCTTTCTATCTTGCGAGAGCAGGCCATCTCTGGTATAATAACCCAAAGAGGGTCTATACTCTCTGAGTGTGTGGTGATACGTTCGCTAAAGTTTGCCGACCCAAGCGAGCGTATCATTTTTCGTTTTCATTGGCGGAATCCATCGGATGCAGCGTGAAGAATGCTTCACGGAACGCAGCAGAGATGGAGACCCGGTTCTTGATGCAGTATTCCTGCAAGCTTGCAAACTGCCGCTCCGTCACGCTGATGGTAACGGTGTGACCGTAACGCTCTGCGTAAGGACTACTCATACATATTCACCCCCTTTCGTTTTGCTGTGCAATAAGTGTAACTGCAAAATATCTGAATGTCAATCAAAAATACACTAGATATTGTGTTCACTAGTGTTGACATCAGATTTTGCGGTTCTTATTGGCTGCTCCCGCTTCGTACCCTGCCCGATAGTTCAGTTCGGACAGCTTACCCAGTGCTTCTGCGTACTCCCTATCCTCGCTGGTCGGCTCTTTGCCGTGCGCGAGGGTTTTCAGAAATTCTTCGGTTGTCGTGGGAAAGTTCATGTTTTTTGCTCCTTTCTATTGCAGAAGCTGTCTGCTTCTGCTATAATAATTGACAGAAACCGAGACTGCGCCCTTGGTTGCGCAGCTTCTGTTTTGTGGTGGAATAGGTCGTCAGTGCAACTTTGGTCGGTGGTGCTGACGGCCTATTTTTTTATGCCACAAAGGATAAATCTGCCGCTGTTAGCTGATTCATCGTGTGTTCTGCTGTCTTAGATTATAGACGCTTGGTATATAGTTGTCAACAGCCCAATTTGTATAATTTGCATCAGATATATCTGATTTTTACTCATTCTAACGTAAATTTACGTTATTTGATAGTACTCCCGTAAACGGATTAGTTTACCCTAGTGATAGTAACTCAAAAGATATTTTTCGATAATTCGTAAGGCTACTATTCAAGTATACAGTTTGTAAAGTAACGAAAAAGTTTACAGCCGTTTTACCACCCTGTTGATAGTAAAAAATTTGCAAAAAACACAAGAAGATGTTGACAGCGACACGAGAATGTGTTATCATTGGGTCAAAAGAGAGGTTCGATAAAAATGGCAGAGAAGAAAAAAGGCGGCGCAACCAAAAATAAAGTCAATTCTGGGGACATCCTTCGCTCTGTTATGAAAATCAGAGGATATACTTCTGCATCTCTTGCAAGGCAAATGAAATACGAAGTTTCTTCTTATGTGACAAACCGTGTTAATGCGGATGATTTGAAGCTGTCCACAATGGCAATGCTCTTGGAAGAAATGAAATACCAAATCGTGATTCAGCCTATTGGTGCTGATGTTGCATCGGATGAATTTGTTCTAAAGGTCCTTGAAAGAGACGGTGAACCTGAATGATTTACGGTTACGCTCGTGTTAGTTCCGCTGGTCAAGCGATTGACGGCAACAGCCTTGAAGCCCAGTCGGAACTTCTGAAAGCTAACGGCGCACAGAAAATATTTTCGGACGTTTACACCGGCACGAAGCTGCATCGCCCTGAATTGGACAAGCTGATGGCTGAAATCCAGCCGGGAGATACGCTGATCGTGGCGAAACTTGACCGTATTGCTCGTTCCGCTAAGAATGGTCTTGAACTGATAGATCAGTTCATTGATAAGGGTGTTTCGGTGAATATCCTGAACATGGGGGTTATGAATAATTCCCCCACCGGCAAGGTTATTCGTACGGTGATGCTTGCCTTTGCCGAGTTTGAACGTGACATGATTGTTGAACGCACCAGAGAGGGCAAGAAGATTGCCAGCCAGCGCCCCGATTACAGGGAAGGCCGCAAGCCCACGGAGTATGACCACAACCTCTTTGACGTTCTCCATGAACAGGTTGAGAAGCGCATTCTCACGGTCACGGACGCTGCCAAACAGCTTGGCGTGACCCGCCAGACATGGTATCGGATTGCTGAACAGAGAAAGGCTGGATAATATGCAGGGAGAAGAACTGATTGTTAAGAACGGAAGCATAACGCTACGGTCTATGCTTGACTTTGGGGGATTCCTTGAAATCAAGAGGTTTTTGGAAGCCTGTCATTCGGAAAATTGCACCGTAACTTTTGCAAACGAGGAAATTGTCATTTTTCCAAATGATTATGACGCTGCCAAAGATGCTCTCGTTTTTATTTATGGCACATTGGCAGAAAGACACAGTATTATTGAAAAGTATCTTCGTTACAAGTTGATGCTTGGGGATGAAGAACCGAAGCCTACTTTATATAACCAGTGAAAGGAGTAGCTCATGGACAACTTTAATGCCATCTACAAGATTCTCAAACTGCTGGATAAGCACAAGGGCGATGAAGAATTTGACTATGAGCTTATCTCTGCAAAAGCAATGAAGATGAAGGTCTCTGACTGGGAGCAGATTATGATCGAACTGCAAATGAACGGCTTCATTCGCGGTCTGGTCTACACGCAAGACCTGACGAACAAGTTCCCGCATATTGTAGAGCCGATTCACCCGCAGATTACCTTGAAAGGCATGGAGTATCTATCCGAAAACAGCATAATGAAGAAGGTAGAAAAAGGATTAGAAACGATCGGGCAGTTCTTTTAATTTATTTTGAGAAAGAAATTTTCTAAAATCGCATTATAAAACCGAATATTTGATTTTTGTGCAGTTGTAGGCACTCTTTACATTTTCAGGTAGGGGGTGCCCATTTTTTTATGCAGTCAAAGCAGTGTATCGCCATCATTGACAGCATCAAAGCGTATGCAAAGCAGAATCCAACCGAAGCACAGGTCTACGAGGACTGGTTTCAGGCGGTGGTAAACCTGAGAGATGCCCTGCCGCAAGACAAGCGGTTCGATGCCTACAAATACTCTGGTGAGCTGCGCTCCGTCTGCGCAGCCATGATGGGTAAGATGAAAACAGGCGAGGACGTGGCGAAGGTCTATGACATTATCGGTCGGACGTACCTGTTTGAAGCAAAAGATGTGTTCGACAGCTATTGCATCTACCTTGAATGGAACCGTGCGCCGGAGAAGAAGTTCTACCAGCCGAGACGCAAGGTTCTGAAAGTGCTTGCAGATGACCTTGAGGACTTGTTTTATAAGCGGATTGACTTCTTGGGAGTTAGTCTACCTGCTCGCGTCGGAAAATCGACGCTATGTATTTTTTTCATCACATGGCTGATGGGTAACCGCCCGGACGTTGCATCGGTCATGAGCGGACATTCTGACAAGCTGACAAACGGCTTCTATGGCGAAGTTCTGTCTATCATCACTGACCCTGTTACCTACAACTGGGGCAAAATCTTCCCTGACGTTCAGCTTGTAGACAAGAGCGCAAAGGACGAAAGCGTTGACCTGAACCGAAAAAAGCGCTTTCCAACCCTGACCTGTCGTTCCATCGGCGGCACGTTGACTGGTGCTGTTGAAATTGGCGAAGGCGGCGTTCTGTACAGCGATGACTTGATCGAGGACTTGGAAGAAAGCCTGAACGTTGAACGCCTGAACAACAAGTACGATGCCTATTTGAACCAGTTAAAAGACCGTAAAAAGCAGGGCGCATTGGAGCTGATGGTCGGCACACGTTGGAACGTGCTTGACCCTCTGGGGCGAATCCAGAACCAGTACGCAGACAATCCAAAGTACAGATTCCGCGTGATTCCTGCGGTGGACGAGAACGGACACAGTAACTTCAATTATGACTATGGCGTTGGATTTGACGATGCCTACTATGCTGACATGAAAGCCAGCATTGACGATGCAACATGGTGGGCAAAGTACATGGGCAAGCCCTATGTGCGTGAAGGTCTGCTGTTCCCTGCCGATGAACTGCGGTATTTCAACGGCGTTCTGCCTGACGGTGAGCCTGATTGCAAGCTCATGGTCATGGATATTGCATGGGGCGGCGGTGACTTCACCGCCTGTCCTATCGCTTATGTGTACGGAGATGCCGTGTTCATCCCAGACCTTGTGTTCAATAACGGCGACAAGACCGTGACTAGGCCGGAAGTGGTGGGCAAAATCATCCAGCATAAAATCAACGTGGTGCGTGGCGAAGCCAACAATGGCGGCGACGAATACTGTGACGTGGTAGACAGCCAGCTTCGGCAGCAGGGGTATCACTGCTCTGTCCGCAGCCAACGTGCGCCAAGTGGCCAAAGCAAGCTGTCAAGAATCATCCAGTATGCGCCTGATATCAAACGATTCTATTTCCTTGACGAAAAGCACCAGTCGAAAGAGTACAAGGCGTTCATGGAACAGGTCACGATGTTCACACAGCTTGGCAAAGTTCCGCACGATGATGCGCCGGACAGCTTGGCGCAGCTTGCTGATGAATTGTACAACGGAATCAGTAAAATTGAGCCTGTCAAGAGGCCTTTTTGATTAAAAACACAATATATTGTGTTCGCTGGGTCTATTTATTTGATTTCACCACTTGACAAGGCTTATAATGTACGCAGGAGGTTTTGCGGCTTCCCTTAAAGGAATAGCTTGCACGCGGGTTTTGTCATTTTACTCGCGTGCGTGTCAACAAGCATATTCCTCCTTTTCACCGGTGGAGGTTTTCTCACTCTTTCACCTTCACCGGGCTTTATATGTTGCGTTTCCAATTGTAAGGGGAATGCCAGTCTGTCTCCCCCACGGCTGGCAAGCAACGATTCGATTCCGTTACGCAGCACAACCAACCACCTAGCTTTGCGTGGATTCATTCCCAAAAACCTCCACCGCTATTCCAGGCTCTCGATGCAATGGGTTAGGCATGACATTGCAAAGAGCAGCGGTTAACCAATCAAGCCTGGTTTCTATGTTGCATTAGCTCAGTCAGGCTAGAGCATCCGGCTCATAACCGGACATACATTGGTTCAAATCCATTATGCAGCACCAAAATTGCAGCTTACCCGTTTTACGTCTATCCAACAACTGAATGTAAAGGCTGCAATGGTTTTCTTCGGGCGAAGAATAGCACGGCTGGAAGTGCGAACAGTTTCCCAGTAGCTTCTGACAGGTCTGTGCTCAACAGCCTGTTTCCAGAAATCCAACGAAAGGAGCACAGATGGTAGCAAAAGTTAGATGCAAGCGTCCTCGAAAAGACGCAAACGGCAATCCGTGTGATTGCGGACGTTATCTTGGCGAAGTGGAAGGTAAGTTTTCCCTTCTGTGCCCTCTTTGCCATTGGATTACAATTGGAGATTCCAACCTTCCAAGGGAGACATGGGTTTCCGTACCAAAGTTTAAAAACTGAATAGCTTTTGAAGCGCAGTTGTAAGCGCAGTGAGATAGACCTTAACAGGTTTGTCTTGCTGCGCTTTTTATTTTGCCGGAAAGGAGAAGCCTACCGTGAGATATGGTGTGCCATATCGTGGCAGCAAGAACAAAATTGCACAGTGGGTTATCTCTAATCTTCCTGCTGGTGACACGCTGATTGACCTGTTTGCTGGTGGCTGTGCGGTCACGCACGCTGCATTACTGTCTGGCAAATGGAATTGCATTGTAGCAAATGACATTGGCGATGCACCGCAGTTGTTTATGGATGCCGTTCATGGCAAGTATGTCAATGAAAAGCGTTGGATTAGCCGTGAAGAGTTTCACCGTTTGAAAGATTCTGACCCTTATGTTTCGCTTTGCTGGAGCTTTGGAAATAATCGCACGGATTACCTCTACTCAAAGGAGATTGAACCGTGGAAAAAGGCTTTGCACTACGCAAGAGTGTTTGACGATACATCGCTTTTGCGTGAGTTCGGAATCAATTCGGACGGAAGCTCAAAAGACATCAAGCTAAACAATGGTGAATATAAAAAACTTTATTCACAGTGGATCGGACATCAAGCAAAGCATAAAAGGCTTTATGATTTAGAACACCTTGCAAGGCTAGAGAATCTTGAACGCTTGCAGAATCTTGAACGCTTGCAGAATCTTGAAGGTCTGCAAAGGCTTGAAGGTCTGCAAATGGATTATAGGGATGTGCAAATTCCATTAAATGCGGTTGTATACGCAGACCCCCCTTATAAACGAACAAACTGCACAGGCTATAAATGTGGTTTTGACCATGAATCGTTTGAAAGGTGGCTTTCGGAAGTCCCGTTTATAGTGGTTGTTAGCGAGTATGAAGCGCCAAATGGATGTTTGGAAGTTGCAAGCATAAAGAAGCAATCTTCTATGGGCACTGGGAATAAAGGCGGTTCTAATACTGAAAAGCTGTTTGTTCAAAAGCGATTTGCTGAATTGTACAAACAGATGATGGGGAGATTTTGACGGAAAGGAGGAACACATGGCTGAGTACCAGATGGTCGTTGGCGGCTTTTTGAATAATCCGCTGACCGGACGCAGACCGATTGAAACGCCGGAGACGGAAATCAATCGAACAAACGTGTTGAAAGTGGTCATGGGCAAGGCGGAGCCTATTCATCTACTGAACAAGAACGAGATTCGCTTTCTGCACAACTACTACTTGGGCAGTCAGCCTGTCCTCCTCCGCACGAAGGAATATCACGCTGAAATCACGAACCGCATTGTAGAAAACCACGCCAACGAGTGTGTGGGCTTTTACACAGGCTATATGAGCGGTACGCCGTGCTCTTATGTGCGGTCTGAAACGGCAACAGGTGACGGTGAGGAAATCGCCCGGCTGTCCAACGCCTTGCAGTATGAGGGCAAGGATGCGCTTGATCGGCGGCTCTGGCAGTGGATGTTGGAGTGCGGACAGGGATACCGCATTGTTCTCCCTGACAAAGGGTATGGCGGCAACTACCCGGACGAAACACCCCTGCTGGTGGATGTTCCCGACCCGGATATGGCGTATGTGATTTACAACTCCGGCATCGGACACAAGCCCATCGCCAATGTTCTGCACATTCCACGCAATTATCAGAATGGCCTGAACGACTTGATTTGCGTGTACACGCCGAACCAGTACTTTGAAATCGACAACGGAAAGGTAGTTAACGAGGGAGGAAATGGTAAATATCATTCCCTTGGAATGTTGCCGATGGTCGAATACAAGCTGAACCCGGAGCGTATGGGTCTGTTTGAACCTGCTATCCCTGTGCTGGATGCCATCAACGACCTTGAAAGCAACCGTCTGGACGGTGTGGCACAGTTCATCCAGTCCATTATGGTGTTTACCAATTGCCTTGTGGACAAGGATGCTCTCGACCAAGTAAAAGAGCTTGGCGCAATGTGTCTGAAATCCACTTCTGGTCTGCCCGCTTCTGTCTCACAGATTGCAAACGAGCTTGACCAGCAGCAGAGCCAGACCCTGCTTGATTCCATGTTGAACGTGTACCGCAGCCTGACTGCCATGCCTAGTGCAACTGGTAGCGAGAATGCAACGTCTGACAACGTGGGCGCAGTTATAGTCCGCAACGGCTGGAATCACACTGAAGCGAGGGCGCAGCAGTACGAGAATATGTTCAAGTTCTCGGAACGCCAAAGCCTGTCTGTGATGCTGAAAATTTTGCGTGACACGGCTGGTTCTAAGTTGATGGCAAGCGACATCAATATCAAGCTGCCCCGCCGTCAGTACGATAACCAGCAAAGCAAGGTTCAGATTTTCGCACAGATGCTTGGTCAGAGCATTGACCCGCAGTTGGCGTTCACCACGCCCGGTCTGTTCCCCGACCCGCAGGCTGCTTATGAGATGAGCAAGCCCTTCCTGATTGCCGCTGGCAAACTGGGCGAGGACGGGAAAGCACCGAAGCCGCAGGAACAGTCTACTGACCATATTGCCGACAACGGCAAAATGTTTGGCGAACAGGCTAATGCAAAGGAAGGAGGACAAAAATGAAGAAGCTGTTTATTTCTTGCCCGATGAAGAATCGGTCGGAAGAAAATATTCGGATGACGTTTGACCGTTTGCACAAGATTGCCGAAGCAGTGTACGGTGAGAGCCTTGAGGTTATCCCTACCTATATCGAGGATAAACCACCTAAGTGCAGAACTGAAGGGCTTTGGTATCTTGGCAAAAGCATCGAACTCCTCTCGCAGGCTGATTATTTCATCGGTATTTGCGGCGATAATGCGTGGCTGTATAACGGCTGCACTGTGGAGGCTGACGCTGCAAAGCTTTATGGAATGCCGGTTTATCTTGTCCCTACAAATTTTTCTGCGCCTGATGTCACAAGCGCAGAAGCGGTTTATAACGCAGCAGGAGAACGAATCGACTAAAAATCAATCCGCATAAGCGGGCTGATATATTCCGGCAGGGAAGCCGGGATACAAATTTCGCAGCGTTGCAGGGAAGCAACGGTAAAAAAAACGCAGGAGGAAATTAACAATATGAAACTCAATGTGTTGCTTGGTGATGCCTACAAAGAGAACATGACCGCCGATGAAATCATTTCTGCGCTGGAAAAGGTTGCAGACCCTAGCGCAGAGGTTGAGAAGTTGCGTAACGCCGTGACGAAAGCCAACGGCGAAGCAGCCGAGTACAAGAAGCAGCTCAAAGCAAAGCGTACCGATGACGAGAACGCCGCACAGGAACAGGCTGATAAGCTGGCAGAGATGCAGAAGCAGATTGAAGCCCTGACTGCCGACAAAGAGAACCTTGTCAAGGAAAAGACCCTTGCATCTTACCGTGAGAAGTTCGTTGCACAGGGTTATGATGCTGAACTGGCTGGCAAGGCTGCATCTGCACTGGCTGACGGCGACATGGACAAGGTGTTTAAGTTCCAGTCGGAGTTTATGACCGCCCATGACACCGCATACAAGGCTTCTTTGCTGAAGGATATGCCCACGCCCCCGGGTGCAAACGGCGGCGGAAATTCTGACAGCGAAGGCGTGGCGTTTGCCAAGAACCTTGCGCAGCAGAACGCAAATGCTTCTAAGGCATCGAGTGACGCAATGAGTGCTTTCCATTAACAAGGAGGAAAACATGAAGTTTACCCGAAATACGGTCAACGGAATCAACGATACCATCCTTGCTTCCAATGACTACACTGCCATTCCCTTTACCGTGACCGAAACTACTGCGGTTAAGGCTGGCTATCCCATGACGCTGGCTGGCAAGAAAGCTGTTGCTACTGGCGAGACTGGTTCTAAGACCATCAACGCTGACGGCATCCTGCTGTATGACGTTGACCCGGCAGAGAACCCCAATGCTTCCCTGCTGATTCGTGGCGTTATCGACACCAAGAAGGCAGCGGCAAGTTCCAGCTTCACCTTTGACGCTGACGCAATCAAGGCACTCAAGACCGCCGTTCCCGGCATCTTCTGCCGTGACAACATCAGCGTGAATGCTTAATAGGAGGTAAAACAACATGCCACTGAATCTTAAGGAAGTCTTTGCCCCGGCTGCGATTGCCGCCTATTGGACGAATGACCCCACCAATGCGATGCCCTTTGCATCTGATGCACTGTTCCCCGCCAAGAAGAAGGCCGGTCTTGACCTAAAGTGGCTGCGTGGCCACAAGGGCGTTGGCGTTTCTCTGATGCCCAGTGCATTTGACGCAAAGGCTACGTTCCGTACCCGTGAGGGCTTCAAGTTCGATGAGACCGAGATGCCGTTCTTCCGTGAGGGCTACCATCTGGGTGAGAAAGACCGTCAGGAAATCCTGCGTGTTCTGGACAGCAACGATCCCTATGCTCGTGACGTGATGAATCGTCTGTACGATGACACCGCGCAGCTTATCACTGGCGCACGTATCGTACCCGAGCGTATGATCTGGCAGCTGCTGGCTCCCATCAATGGTGTTCCTGGCATCACCATCAAGGCAAACGGCGTGAACTACACCTACAACTACGACCCGGACGGCACTTGGAAGTCCACCAACTACAAGGAAGTCTCTGCCGCAAAGTCCAAGTGGAACGTCGCCACCGCCACCCCTATTGCTGACCTGAACGCTGCAAAGGATGCTGTTCTGGCAAGCGTGGGCGAAGTTGTGACTGAGGTGTACATGAACACCGCTACCTTCCGCAACATGATTGCTGCGGACGAGGTGAAGAATCGGTTCATGACCGTCACCGCAAAGGCAAACGCCGTTCTGCTGGACAGCGAAGCTCGGCAGATTATCGAATCTGCAACCGGTCTGACCATTCATCTGTACGACAAGATGTTCAAGGCAGACCAGTACAGCGCAAGCGAGAAGTATCTGCCCGATGGCATGGTGGTCGTCACTCCTGCTGGCGCTCTGGGCAGCACTTGGTACGGCACTACTCCTGAGGAAGCCGACCTGCTGTCCGGTCAGTCTGCCGCATCCGTATCCATCGTGAACACCGGCGTTGCCATCACCACCGAGCTGACCGTTCATCCGGTCAACGCCAACGTCTACGCTTCCGAAATCGTCCTGCCGTCCTTTGAGCGCATGGACGCTGTGTACTGCATCAAGGCTTACTAAGGCGAAAGGAGGAAAGCAGCATGGGAGACCAGTATTCTGAAGCGGCAGTCAAGCTGGGACGGTACATTGCCCCGGCACTTGACCGTGAAATTACGGACGAGGACTACCCACTTTTCGACCTGCTGCTTGATTTCGCCAAAGACAAGATATTTGCACAGGGCTATCCGTTCGGGAACTACCCGGACGAACTGCCTGTGCGATATCAATCGTTGCAGATACGCATTGCGGCGGAACTGTACAACCACATCGGCGCAAACGGACAGACGAGCTATACCAACAATGGTATCACTCGTGTGTGGGAATCGTCCGATGTGGCACAGTCTCTGCTGAACGAAGTGGTTCCGAGAGTAGGTGTTATCGGCTGATGTTCAATGGAAGCCCTCTGGACAAGCGCCCGCTTTGGTATTCAAACCCAGTCGGCGAGAAAAAACCTGTTGTGGACGAATGGGGAAACGAAACTGGCGAGACATCGCAGACGTGGAGTGACCCTGCAAAGCTGATGCTGAACGTCAGCCCGCCTACTGGTTCTGCTGAAGCAAGCCCTTTTGGGGCGTTCACGGATTACAGCTATGTGGCCAGTTCGTCCAGCAAAAAGCATAACACTCCACTTTATGAGGGAACGCACGTCTGGTTTCAGACGGATGTTTCAAAGCCCTTCAACTACATTGTGGTCAAAGTCGCAGAGCATATCACGGACACGTTGTATGCGCTGAAGGAGGTGGCTGCAAGTGAAAATTAAAGTGAGGTTGAGCGATGCCGGACTTCGTGATGCGGAACGTCAGATACAGGAATACAAAACCACCCTGAACAAGAAAGCTAGAGCACTTGCTTTTCGTCTTTCTTGGCTGGGGCTTGAAGTCGCAAAGGTGCGTTTCGCTAATGCGGAATACGCTGGCTCCAATGACGTGAAATGCCATATCAACCAAAAAGACAAGACTTGTACCATCGTTGCAGAGGGCAAAGCAGTTGCTTTTATCGAGTTTGGCACTGGCGCACATCACAACGGATATGGCGGTGAACTACCGCCCGGTGTTGGTGCGCATGGCTCCTACGGCAAAGGGCAAGGAGCAAACCGTAGATGGTACTACTACGGAGAATCCGGCAATGCTGGTACGCCTGTCAAACAGGTGGATGGCAAAGGTCAGTTGAACTACACCAGCGGCAACGAGCCAGCTATGGCTATGTGGGGAGCTGTTGAAGAAATGGCTTCTCAGGTAGAAGCAACGTGGAGGGAGGTTTGGAATAGTTGATTGATTATTTCAATTCTATCTTTACAGCTGTTGCCAAGGAACTGCGAAAGCAAGTGCCCGGCATCTTCGTTACTGGTGAAATCAACGACAGTAATGTCAAGAAGTTTCCGTGTGTGCAGATAGAGGAAAACAGCAATCTGCCTGTGCACATTGATTCTGCTGGTCACAGCAAGTACGCTGCCGTTTCCCTGCGTGTGCGGGTCTACTCCAATAAGAACACAGGTCGCATTGCAGAAGCACGTTCTATCGTTGGAATCGTGGATTCTATTCTCGAATCACTCAACTTTTATCGCAAATCGTTTGCCCCGTTGAATGGGCTGTACAACAATTCCGTCTATCGGATTGATTGCAGCTATGGGGCAACAATCGGAGAGGACGGAATGATTTACCGAAAATAAGGAGGTAAACATTCTATGAGTACTGCTATCTCCGGTCTGAATACCACCCTGTATTGTGGCGACAGCGCAACCACTCTGACGAAGCTGTGCGACATCAAGGATGTGCCTGACCTGATCTCCGAGCCTAACCTTCTGGATGCCACCACCTTGTCTGACCCCATGCAGGTCAACATCTTTGGCATCATCCAGAGCGACACCAAGTCCTTTACTGCCAACTACAACAAGACTGACTACAAGAAAGTCAAGGAAGCTGGCTATGACGAGACTTCCGAGAGCAATGCCGTTAAGTATTACGCGCTGAAAATGCAGGACGGTTCCGGCTTTTCTTGGCAGGGTATGCACCAGGTTGGCCTGTCTGGCTTTGGCGTTGACGAGGTCGTGGAAATGACCATCAATTGTATCTTTACCAAGAAGCCTGAGTTCAGCGAAACTCTGACTATCGCTGGCGGCTAAACCAAAAAACAGATCAATCAAACAAACCGGGCAGAACTGAACATCGGATTTGGTTCTGCCCCTATTTATAAAGGAGAGCATTTATTATGGCTGCAAAGGTTATCAATTTTCATTCCCCCGATGGCAAGAATACTTACGAACTGACTTTTACCCGTGACAGCGTGGAAGCTACCGAACATGCAGGCTTTCAGATTGGCCAGTACACCCAGATGACCAACCTGCTGTCCAACTCCCGCGCCCTGTTCTATGGCGCGTTTATCGCCCGGAATCGTGGCATCAAGCGTAAAGTCGTGGACGAAATGTTTGCCCACATCGACGAGAAGGAAGAGCTGATGGCTGCGCTGCTTGAGATGTTCATGGATGCTTCCAAGTCTCTTCTGGCAACTGATACTGAGGACAAGACCGCAAAAAACGCAACGTGGGAGATTGTGTAACCGCACAATCTCAGGAACCAGACGGAGAGGGAGAACCGTTTTCCTTCTCCAAGCTGTTCCATGATGTAGAAGCCTATTATATCTCCATCGGCATGACCTACGATCAGTTCTGGCACGGCGATGTCTGGCTGGCTAAGGTATACCGTGATGCAGAGGAGTTGCGAGAACGCAGAGCCAACGCAGAAGCGTGGAGAAATGGCTTTTACATGGCATCTGCGCTTTCCTCTACGGTTGGCAATATGTTCCGAAAGAAAGGGTCTAGCCCAATCAAGTACATGGATAGACCGATTCCCCTTACTCAAAAGGAGAAAGACGAATATGAATACCAACGCGCAGTTGAGGCGCAGGAGCGAATCAAGAGAATGATGTTCTCTATGATGGAAAGTGATGGTGGTAGTGATGGCTGATGTTGATATTACGAGCTTATCCGTAGAGATTTCTGCGGAATCGCAGGGCGCAGAGCTTAATATCGACAAGCTCGCTACCGCCATTTCTAATTTGCGGACGAAGGGTAACGTGTCGAAGGTAATTGATGGGTTGGATAAGCTCACCAATTCGTTGACGGCACTCAAGTCCGCACAGGGTGATTTTAGCGGTCTGGAAAAGGTCACCAGCTTTATCGAGGGTATTGCAAAGGTCAACGCAAGCGAAAGCGCAAAGAGCATTAACACACTCGCAAAAAGCATCCAACGGATTCCTGATGCCTTGTCCGGCATGAGTGATTTTTCGGATGCGCTGGATTCTCTGCGCGATGTAACGGATTCTTTCAATTCATTGTCTACTATTCAAGCGCCAAAAGGCTTGAGTAGTACCATTAACGCGTTGAAGAAAATTCCTGACACTATGAGCAGCATGGATTCCGTCAATTCGGATTTGACGCAGACGAAAGCAGTGTTGGCATCGTTTAACACGTTGCCTGCCGTCACCGTCCCGGACGGTCTGACAAAGATAGTAAACACGCTTCGGCGCATTCCAACCGTTATTGCGGAGACAAACAAGGCTGACTACAAGGGTTTGGGCGACAATATTCGAGAGATTATGAATGCCCTTGTTCCTCTATCTCTGCTTGATATTTCTGGTTTGAAAGGGCTTAGCGGCGTATTTACTGCGCTGAATAAAGTCCCTGATTTGGCTGAAAAGTTAAAAGCAGTAGACCTTACTTCGTTTAAGGAATCGTGCGTCCAGATTTCAAGCGCTCTTACTCCCCTTGCATCTCAGCTTGACAAGGTGGGCAACGCTTTTGCAAAGCTCCCGCCGCAGTTGAGCAAGGTGGTCACACAGGCTAACCGTGTGACCGCTGCCAACGAAAAGCAGCGCAAGAGCTATCTCAGTCTGTCCAATCAGATGAACGGCTTTATGCGAAACATGGCAAAGCTGGTTTCGTTGAAAGCTATCGCTGAGTATCTTGGCAACGCTGTTGCGAAGTTTAACGACTTCTATGAAGCAACAGACTTGTTTCATAATGCTATGGGCAATCTGAGCGGCGAAGCCGATACGCTCATTAGCAAGATGCAGGGTTTGCTTGGCGTTGACCCGACCAAAGCGATGACTTACATGGCTACTATCCAGAGCTTGGGTACTTCGTTTGGTCTTGCCAGCGACAAGGCATACATTCTGTCTAAGAACCTGACTCAGCTTGCCTATGACGAAGGTTCCTATTGGAACAAGGACGTTGCAGAAACCTTTACCGCAATGTCCTCCGCAATCTCTGGCGAGATTGAGCCTATTCGCCGTTTGGGCGTTGATCTGTCTCAGGCACGGTTGCAGCAGGAGCTTCTTGCTTTAGGCTTTAACAAACAGGTTTCTAGCCTGTCTCAGGCAGATAAGGCAGTTTTGCGTTACATTGCCATTATGAAGCAGACTGCCAACGTGCAGGGCAACCTTGCACAGACCATCCAGAGCCCTGCGAACCAGATTAAGATTCTGAAAGCGCAATTGGATATGCTGGCGAAGTCTGTTGGCTCTTTGCTCTACCCTGCCATGAAATCTATTCTTCCCCCGCTGATTGCCGCCGTTCAGCTCATTCGGGAGTTCGTTCAGTGGGTGGCAAAGCTGATGGGCGTGAAGGTCGTGTTCACCGATTTCACTAAGAGTGCTGGCAGCGTTGGCGGCATCGGTGACGCAATGGATGACACAACCGATTCGACAAAGAAAGCCGCCAAAGCTCTCAAGGACTACACGATGGGTTTTGATGAACTGAACATCATTGACCCAACACAAGGAAGCTCCGGCTCTGGCGGCGGTGCATCTGCCGGCAACATCTTGGGCGATGTAGACCTGTCCGGCTACGATATGTTCAAGCAGTACAACGAAGAGTTTGCAAAGCAGATTGATGCTATCAAGCAGAAAATCAAGGCTATGCTCCCTGTTATAGCGACTGTAGCAACCGCTCTTGCCGCTTGGAAGCTCACAAATCTTATTACGGATATTGTGGACGCTATTTCCAAAATGAACGCATTGAAATCCATTGTTTTGGGTCTTGGCGTTTTTACAGTAGGTGTCGTTCTTGAGATTACAGGCATTAAAGATGCAATTGAAAATGGCGTAAATGGAAAGAATTTTGCTGAAATTGTTCTTGGCGCTTTAATTGGAACTACAGGCGCAGCCATTCTTGGTAAAGGAATTGCTCAGTTTATCGTGACCGGCTTTGGCAATACTGCCGTTGGAGCGGCCATTAAGGCGGCTGGCGGCTCTACTGCTGGCGCGATTATTGGAGCAGCAGTTGGAGGAGTAGTAACCGGCATACCTATGTTCGTAACGGGTGTTTACGATGCTGTCAAAAATGGCTTAAACAAGTTAAACGGAATTTTGATTCCGCTTGGCTCAACAATGGCTGGTGCAGGCATTGGTGCAATTATCGGCTCTCTTGGAGGCCCGATTGGTACAGGCATCGGTACGCTGATTGGTTTGATTGTTGGTGGTCTGACCGATGTTGGAATTGCGATTTATCAAAACTGGGACAAAATTACAGAATCTCTCGACAAGGCAAGCGAGAGCTTAAAAAACTGGTTTGTCGGCGTTGGCGAGTGGTGGAATGAAAAGTGGCAAGGGTTCAGCGCTAATTTTCAGACTGCATGGGAAAGCTTGCCCGGGTTTGTCCAGCATCCAATTCAGGCGCTTGACCAAGCGAGTGCAGGCTTGAAGCAGTGGTTTGTCGGCGTTGGTGAGTGGTGGAACCAGAAGTGGGCTGGATTCAAAGAAAACTGGGACAAGGCTTGGAACAGTTTGGTTGATACGATCAAAAATCTCCCCGCAAAATTTTTGGACTATGGCAAAAACATCGTTCAGGGCTTGATTGATGGCATCAACAAAGGCATTGAGAACGCAAAGAAAACTGTTGGTGGACTTGCAAAAGCCATCATTGACAAATTTACAACTGATACTGATATCAATTCTCCTTCCAAGGTTTTTGAACAGTTTGGTATCTACATCGACCAAGGCCTTGCAAACGGTATCACTGTAGCACTTCCTTACGTTGAACAGGCTATGACCAATCTGGCAAACGTTGTTCAGCAGAAGGGCAACGAGATGATTGACTATGGCACGACCACCGCAACGAATTTTGTTAATGGCTTCTTCAACGGTCTGGACAGTAAGTGGCAGGAGCTTGACTCCGGCTTGCAGAATGACTTCTTCGGCACGGTACAAAATCTTTGGAATGCTGTGCAAAACGGCGACCTAAAAACAATTGGTACGACTACTGCTGCTATTATCTGGCAGGCGATGGGAGAGGAGAACCGAAATCAGGTAAAAGCATACGCACAAAGCTTTATTTCCAATATTTCCGGCGTTTTAAAGGACGCATCTAAAACCCTGTTTAACGAAGCGTTAAAAGTTGGCAAGGTTATCTGGAGCGGCATAACAAGCAATTTTGGAAAAATCGTAAAGAGCGTTTCCAATCTTGGAACTACGATTTCTACATCAATTAGCGCGTTGAAGGTGCCTTTAGCTACCACTGGCACTGCGATCAGTCAAGGCCTTTTCGGTGGTCTTGTAAGCTCTTTCCCTGAAATTTTTGCTGCAATGGGCGGCTTGATTGGAAGTGTTGGCTCTGCGTTTGTTGGCCTTCTTACTTCTATTGCCGGTGCGCTTTCGTCTACAGTTTTCGGCATTCCTGTAGCGCTTATTGTGGGCGCGGCCGCAATTGCCTTAGGCGCTGCGATTGCGGGTATTGTGAGCAATCTCGGTGGGAAATATTCAACTGACAATTCTTCTTACGTCGGAACCCCTGAATACGATGCTTCTACAGGTTCTACCACTTCTGCAAATGGATACTACAGCAATACATCATCCGGGTCAACAAGCTCTTCCGACCTGCAAGGCGCGGTTTATAACGGCTGCTATAATGCGTTTCTTGATATTTTCCAGCGCTATGGTGACGAAATTACCGGTGGTAAGGAAGTCAGGCTGTTCATTGACGGAAAGCAGATTACTGCTTCGGTCGAAAAGCAGCAGGCTGACCGTGGCGTGCAAATTATGGGGACGGAAGTGTATAGCTATTAAGGAAGGAACGGTGAATTATGCAAGCTCTTGTATCAGTGAACGGCGTAGATTTGCCAGAGCCTTCCTCTTATAGCGCAACGACTTCAACCATCGTTGATTCTGGCCGAAACGTGCAAGGCAAGGTTGTTGGCTCTGTGGTTCGACACGATGTTGCAAAAGTGGCTCTTAAGTGGAAATACCTTACCGCAAAACAATGGGCTTCCGTCATCGGCCCATTCACTACAAACTTTTATTGCACGGTACGATTTTACAATCAAGCAACAGCTTCTTATTCCACACGTCAGATGTATGTTTCCGATCGAACAGCCGGAATGTGGCGAAGGGGCCCAAACACCGGAAATGTGATGGGCTGGACGGATTGTTCTTTGAGCCTAGTTGAGGTCTAAAGGTGGTGATTTTATATGTCTGTAAAGCCGTCCGATAAGTGGCTTTCACAATATAATAATACGCTTGTACCCGAAACTTTTATTCAGATTACTTATCATGCAACTGATGATGCGGCGCAAACGGACGCTATTGCAAGTTCAGGTTCGCAAACCGTGTTTAGTAATGCGGCATCCATCACTGACCTGGACATTTCCACTTCTGGAAATTACGCGACTGCTGAAACTAATTTTTGGGTTTTAGATGGAAGCTTTGATATCGTCCCGAATTCTGAACCGTATCAAGAATGCGGCTATGTAAGCGGTGAATGCGTATCAAGCTCCAATCATCCAACCATCACATTTTCTTTTAGTAAAATCCACGAAGAAAAAATACCGGGCCTGACAATCGTTTGGTCTGAAATTTTAAATGAATGGGTAAAATCATTCAAAGTCTCCGCTTACAAAGGAACCGCTCTTCTTTTGGAAAAGCAAATTGACAACAACAATTCCATCGAAACTTCAATTGAATTTGAAATTTCCAATTATGATTCGGTTGTTATTGAGGTTCTTGAATGGTGTATTCCAAACCGAAGAGCTCGTATCTCGCAGGTGGAATTTGGACAGCGTGTGAGATTTATCAAAACAGACCTTCTGTCGTATTCCCATAAATCAAAACGCGACCCGATTTCCAGCCAGCTTTCTAAGGATTCAATCTCTTTTTCCATTGATAACAGCGACCAAAAATGGAATCCTATCAACCCAGACGGTCTCTACAAGTATTTGTATGAGCGCCAAGCTGTTTTTGTAAAGTATGGCATGGACTTGGACGGACAGACTGAATGGATTAACGGAGGTAAGTTTTACCTTTCTAGTTGGAGCATTCCTTCTAATGGTATTACCGCTTCCTTTGAAGCTCGTGATGCTTTGGCATTTTTAATCGATTCACCATACACCGGAAAAAAAAGCGGCACTTTATACGAAATATGCTATGACGCTTTGGAGCTTCTTGATGTTTCTGGTATCAGCTATTACATCAATGAGTCTTTGAAGGATTATACAGCTGATTTTAGTAGCGGAAATTCTTCGTATAAAAACGCTGATGTGCTACAGCTTTCCGCTAACGCAGCCGGTATGGCTTTGTATCAGACAAGAAACGGTGAGATTCGGATTGACCGAGTTCCGTACCTTCCTGAAAACAAGTCCGACATTTATGAAATCACTGAAATCAATAATTACCAGTATCCGGAAATCACTTTTTCTAATAAGCTAAAGAACATTTCTTACTCCCTAAATGGGGCTTCGTCGTTATATCCGAACGGTGCTACGGGCGATGGCGTTACGCAAAGTGTGAACAATGCACTCATTTCTTCTTCCATCGTCTCCCAGCCAAAAAATGTTCTAACTGAAAGCTATAAAGTCCTTTCCAATCGTCGAAAAGCTACCCTGTCTTATCGTGCAAGTCCACACAACGATGCTCTTGATTTTGTCAAGCTCAATCATCAGTTTGGATATTCTTCTAACTTGTTGATTACGGACGTTTCTTACACGTTTAATGGCAGCTTCAAGGGCTCCGTTACCGGATATATGATTGAAGATGTTGATTCGTTACAAATCGACGCTTCTGAGATTTACTTACATCCTTCCGACACGATCACGCTCACTGCAACGCTTACCCCTGCATCTGCCGATTCCCCTGTTATTGTTTGGAATGCATCTCCCGCTGGTATCGTTGAGCTGAATGTCATCAAGAACGAACGCGGCGTATCTGTCTGCAACGTTACGTATTTACACAGCGGAAATGCAACGATTACAGCTACAGTTGCGAGCCTTTCTGCTTCTTGCAACGCTACTGCGATTGCGGATGAGATTTCCAACCTCAAAGAAGGCGATACTGTATACATCTCCGTCGCTGGCGTTTATACCGCTTTTCTTGTCTCAAAACATAATTACGAACCGGAATTAAATGGCAAAGGGAGAACTCTTCTTGCTCTTAAAGACGCGAAAACAGAAAACATTGCGTGGGATAGTAAAATGACAACTCCCGCAGAGTATTCGACCAGTAGTATCGATGCCTTATTAAACGGGAACATAAAAAATTCTTTTTCTGATTTCATGCAGAAAAAAATCGGCAAAACTACTTTTTATTATACCCCAGCGTTCAAAAAAAATGATTCTAACGAGTACGTACCTTCTGCTGTGTCTACTCTATCTCGCAGTATATTTTTACCTTCCGCAAAAGAAATATACTACGGATTTCCTGATAACAGTAGTTCTATTAACGAAATTTGGGGTTATGGATGCAACGCAGAAGGAAGCCCGCTCCCTACAGCAAAAGAACTTCTGAGAAATCCTTTTTTTATGGACGGAAACGTTTACAGCCCGTATGAGCAGTGGACGAGAACTCCCATTACCCATCTTGAATATTGGGACATGGGCCCTTCTGTTGGGGATATCTATTATCGTTCTATCGTTGTTTCAAAGTATTGGGACAGAGCACATCTTGGCAGTTATGATGACGAAGACGAATTATTTTTTTATGACTGTATCGGTTCTGGCAACACTGCCTATAAGTGCTATCATTACATGTTTACCGTTCCGAGCAATTTGCCTATTGGGTATCAGAACAGAGTTGAGGAAGAATAATTTATGGCTCGTTGGATTACAGACCGAACGCAATCAGATGTTGACCGCGTGAAAGAAATTACCGCAAAGGCGAGAACAGGCACGTGGACAAAAACCGAACAATCGGAATGGCTTGCCGGAATGAAGGGCGCTTTAAACTATACGGATTTCAACCGTATAGAATCTGGTATTCAAGAGCTTGGCTCCATTGTTGGCGCATCTGTTTCTGTTCGGACTGATTGGACAGTCGATGGATATATGAAAGTTTCCGATGCAACACGTTGGCTTTCTAACATCAACTCCATTCGTGCTAAATGCTCTGGCCCATCTAGTATTGCAGATACGCCAGAAAGCATGAATAAACTCGATTTTTCAAGGATGAATCAAATCGAGCAAATTTTGTTCGACATTGAAACGCTTGCTAAAACATACGTTACGTTTTCCGGCGAATACATGACAGGAGATGGACAATATGGTTTTTGAAGACCGTGTGGCGAAATATCCGGGTCGGTGGACAATGGTAAAGTCGGATGGAACATCCGAAATTGTCACTCTTATCCGAAATGACGAGCCAACAAAAGAAGGAACGCCAATCAATGCAGCCACCTTAAACGAGCTGAGTACCGTTGCGGGCGCAATTAACGCAAAGGAAGAAGCCGTTTCGGCAGCGCAGGCTGCTGCATCCGAAAGGGCTAAAGCAGAACAAGCGGCTGCAAATGCTGCGAACGCTGTTAAGGTCGATTTGAAAGAATACTCTGACAAAGCAGTCACGAGTGCGTCAAATGCAGCGAAGAGCGAAAAAAATGCGAAAGTGTCCGAGACGGAGTCTGCCAAAAACCTGCAAGGGACCAAAGAGTATTTTGAGCAGGTGCGCACTATCACCATCGGTGCACAGGGCTGGTACGCCACGCCGGAAGCCCTCAAGACTGCTGTGCCGGTGGGCGAAAACGGCTGGTGGGCAGTGGTCGGCACGACCGACACCATCTGGACGTGGGACAGCGACACGGGCGCGTGGAAGGACAGCGTGCAAAAAGCTGATTTATCCGACTACTACACACGGGAACAAGTAAACAGGCTTCTTGAAGCGCAAAAGCTTGCAGACCATCCGGTGGGCAGCATCTACCAGAGCACCGACCCCACCAGCCCTGCCGCCCTGTTTG